TGAAAATGATGTTCGCCTGCTTTGGGTAGAGTCGGCGGAGAAACTCGGACGCGGTGATGTCGGCGACCGCAATCGGCGAGGACTGGAGGAAATCTTCCACCGGAAGCGGGCCTTCCGCGGTCAGGGCCTTGAGCTTCTCCTCATCGAACTCCCGCTTGAGTGAGACACGGGCCTTGGGCTCGATCAGCCCCTCGACCTCGGCACGCACCTTGGAGACCGTGTCGGCGATCTCGCGGGGTTGGGGTGGGCGCTCAAGGTAGTGGGTGATCCAGCGGTCGATAATTTCGTCCGCAAAACCGTTAGCAACCAGCGCGTGCGCTGCGCCATACATCCATGAGTGGCATCCTTGGCCGGAGGCTGGGCAGGGTTTAATTCCGAGTTCTTCAGGTGTGGGGTTCATTAGGGCGTTATTACTTGGTATATTGTTTAGAGATGATGGCTTCGGCTCCGAGGGGGAGGTCTGAGCACCAGGAAGGTGGGGTGCACATGATTTTCTCGACGGCTTGGCGATGGGCTTCGGCGTCGGATTCGTCCACCAGCAAAACTACTTCGTCATGGACTCTTAGCAAAATTTCATAACCAGCGTCTTCCAGCGCCATGACGCGATCCATGAAGACATCACGGGCAAATGCTTGAGTGGCGTTTTCAGCGAGGAGACCGCCATACAGTTTGACCTCCATCATTTTGCCGAGCCGTGGAAGGAGTCCGGTGATTTCGCCGTTGTGGCGCTTGATCTGGCGGTAGACGAGTTCGCGGCCGGAGGGTAGGGGGATGGTCAGTTCGCGGTCATTCGGGTCGGTGGAGATACGCAGCGCCCGGTCGAGCTTCTTCCACAGCGCGATGATCTTCGGGCTGGCCTCGCGGTATGACTGAACAATGGAGGTCGCTTCCTGCAATGTGATGTCCAGTCCGGCCAGCATCTTGGCGACCACGACGAACTTCGCGGGGCCGCAACCATAGCCGAGACCCAGGACACGGGCCTTGGCGAGAAAGCGCATCTTCGGATCCACTTCCTTGAGCGGTCGCGGATCGTTGTAGCCCATCGTCGCACGAGCGTGCGCCTCGTAGATGTCGACGCCACTGGCGATCAGATCGAGAAGCTCGGTGTCCTTGGCGAGGTAAGGGAGACAGCGTGCTTCGATTTGGGCGAGGTCGCAGATGACGAGCGTCTTACCGGCCGGAGCTTCGATCAGCTTGCGGATGTCGACGCCGGCCACTTCACCCTTCGGGATGTTCTGGCAGTTCCAGCCGCCACCTCCGGAGTCGCGTCCAGTCGTCGCGCCGAAGAACTTCAACTCATACGGCATACGCCCATCGGGGCGGGTGCGAGCGATCATTGTGGTCACCGTGTTGAGGTGTTTATTCGCTTTGCGGTAATCCCTGACCGCCCGCACCCAAGGAAATTTGTCGGAGAACTCTGCCTCCCATGCCGCGCCTTCGGGATCCTTCTCGGCAAAAGACTTGGGAGCCCGGATGCCCTCCTTCTCGCACTGGTCGCGGATCGCTTGCAGTGAGAGCGGGGGATACTCGCCACCGATCCACGGGAGGAGAGCCTCGGCACGGCGCTTCTCCAAGATGAGTTTATCGCGGGCCTCGATGAGGCGATCCATGTTGACCGGCACCCCGCGCATTCCCATCTGGCGGGTCATCGCGGAGATCCGCCATTCGGTGTCCGGCATCTTCTCAGAGTATTGCTGCCAGAGCATGAAGGTCGCTTTGGTATCTTGCAGCGCGTAGCGGGCGACTTCTTTTTTGAAGTCGTTGGTCATGTAGGGGCTCTTAGGCATCGGGCTTCTTCAATACAAAGGGTCTTGGTAGCAGGATCGGCCGCTGTCCCGCCTTCCGGCTGGTCGTCTTGCGGCGGTAGCCGATGAGGGCCAAGTCGTCGCCCGACTTCGCGATGATCGGAAGCAGGCGACCTTGTTTGACGAGTTGTTCGATTTTGGCGTTGTTCATCGTCTGACAAATGTCTGCCCGCCCAGCCACATCGCGTTGAGGTGCTCGTGGGAGTAGTCCGCTTTCCAAAAGAAAGCCGAACGGCGGTGGGTTTTGCGGTCTTCCTCGAAGGTGACATAGCCATCGTTCTCGTGACCGAATTCTTCGGGTGTGCGCCATCCGGAGATGGCTTGGAATACTTTTAAGAGTCCTTGGTCCATTTCATTCCTTTCATGTTGTCTCGGGTCGACTTACTCATCTCGATCCCGAGGAGATGTTTGGCTGCTTCTTTGAGGGAGCGGGGGTAGCCGAGGTAGGCAGCGAGGTCGGCCGTATCGAAGACGAACCGCGGTTCAACGGCTGGCACGTTGCCGGCCTCGGCGAGTGCCTCGTAGAGCGTCAGATCGAACGCCGCGTTGTGCATGATCCAGTCGCGTGCGTGGCACTTGAGCCAGTTCGCGTCTTCCGGTCGACCGACGAAACAAGTCCCGTCGTCGAAATACATCGCGACCATGTAGATGTCGGTTTCGCGGGCATACTTCCACGCACCCATCGTGGTGACCGAGATGTCCTTGTCGTAGTAGGACTCGAAGTCGATCGCGACAGAGGGATGCCGGGAGAGGACTGGTTGGCGCTCCGCCCTCCCAGACGGTTTGTTAGTTTCAGTGGTCTCTCCCGGCAAAGTCATAGCTCGTAAACCTCCACGGGCATTTGCTCTTGCGCCCAAAGGATTTCGGTTAGTTGGTTACCTGCGAAGACGCAGAGGTCTTCGACCAACTCCTCTTGGGCTGCGATCTCGTCGATCAGTTGGCCGAGCGTTGTGAAAGAGTCACGCGGTCCGAAGTTTATGCGACCGATGGTGTAGTCAGTGTTCATAGAATTGTTTGAGGATCGCCCGTTTTCGTAGGGCTTTGGCTTTCCGGTAAGCCTTGTCCCGCTGTTTCTTCTCGCGGAGTCGCGTTTTGAGGGGGCGCTTCGAAGTCCGATGCCACTTGCCGCAGTAGCGGCAGCGATAGGCGTCGAACTCCTCCGATAGTGCGAGTGCTGCTTCCCTGGAATCGAAGGGCCGCTTGCGTAAACAAGCCCGGCCGTAAGCGAGATTCTCCAAAACGTGCGGCATAACTCATTCCTCCTCCTCCGCTTTGCGGTAGGCTTCATGCTTTTCTTCGCAGTCACACTCGCCGTAGAAACCTTCGCAATACTCGCAGTATTGTTCCATTGGGTCGCTGCGTCTGGCCCAGTAGTGAGCCTCTTCAGCGTCCATGCCTTGCGCTTCGTCGCGGTCTTGATCTGGGTCACTTGGCATCGTCGTCTTCCCTCCCGCGTTTGATGGCCCAGGCAAAGATCGCCCCGTAGGTGGAAAGCCCGCCGAGCAAGAGCCCGACAGCCATACCGATGAGAAAAGATCCGGCGCTCATAGGTTGATCCTTTCATAGGCGTAGTTGCCGCCGCCTAATTGTGCCGCCGCTTTACCTTTCCAAGCGTCACAGACCCATGAGTAGCGGACCGTCCAAGCAAGAAGATCTTCGTCCCAGACCACCATGCCTCGTGCCATTGGAACATCGGCGACGAGCAGCGGCCTACTTTGGTCGACTACCCAAACCCCGCTGGCGTCTTTCTCGCGTGCGTATCGTTGCACGTAGACTAAAACCACATCACCTCCGGACAGTTTCTTACCGTGGATATCTTCTAGGAGATACGTTGTTGTCATGCGGTCCTCCAGAATCGAAGCCGATCGACGCCTTCACCATCGGTGACGGCTCGGGTCGCGAACTTCATCTTGCCGCGCCGGCCGATGCTATGAGCGATCGAGCGCAGTCCGTTGAAGTGTTCGTGGGTCGAGGCTGGGTAGACGAACGAGTCGCCTACGTTCAGATTACCCAGCAAGTAGGAGAGCGGGTGTTGATACCGCGACTGTTCGCCGGGTTTCTTGTCCGCGAGAGGAACGTCCTCGTCGATGACGACGGTGTAGGTTCTCATTTAGCGTCTCCTCCCTTGGCGGCGAGCCATGCTCCGAACCCGAACAGACCGACCCAAGAGACAAGTAGTCCGACGATTGGGATCATTTATTTCCTCCGATGAATTCGCGTTGGCGCTCGGTGAGCAGATTTTCCTTCCACTCGCGCAACTCCCACTGGGCCAGTTCATCGGACATCGCGTGGCGCTTCTGCATCTCCATGTAGGTAGTGCCGAACCCGACAACCACGGTTGCGGTGATAGCCATCGCCAGTGCGGAACAGAATCGACGAGCGGTCATTTCCACTCCTTTCGGTGGCAGAGCAGACCGATGATTCCGTAGTTGGTGATATCCAACCAAGTGTCGGCGACCTTCTCGTGCTCTGGAGACTTGTCCTTCCACACGAGAGTCTTGAGACGCTCGATCTTGTCGTTCATGCGGACGACGATGCCCTTCTCACCGAAGGATGAGATGTTTGCGCTACCGTAGTCGCGCTGCTTGGAGTCGAGGAGAACAGCAGCTTCACAGAAGGACCGGAAGGCTTTGCGCCCCATCTCGGTCTTGATGCCGAGAACCTCGGCCGTTTTCTCGATGTATCCCTCGGCATCCAGTTCGAATGCCTTGGGGTCGTAAGTTAGAACTTCAGTATTTGTATCCATAATGTTGAAAGTGGTCTCCGGTGGGAGGAAGAACCCGTGGCCGTGAACACCCGGCCGAAAACCCCCCACCGGAGAAAGTTGCTACTTCTGCCAGACTTCCACGCGGTCAGAGGAACCGCTGAAAGCGACAGTCTTGTTTGCCTTCTTCGCGTCGGCGATCAGCCGGTCGAACATGGCTTCTTCCTTCTGGTTGTAGGGACCGGCGAGTCGGCTGTAGCCGTTGGACTCAAGTCCCTCCGGATCGCGGAAGCGGAGATTTTGGAAGCCCATTACAGGAGTCCTTTGATCTCAGCTTGGAGTTCCGCGGGAACTTCACCGGCCGTCTTCATCGACGGAATCCACCACGTTCCTTTGTCTCCGGTCTTCAACTTCGACCCGAGCGAGTAGAAGCCGCCGAAGAGGCCCGTCTTGTTCAGGTGACCGACTTTGAAGTCGCTGTAGAGGATCGCCGCGGTCTCCGCGTAAGCGGTCGACGAAGCGGTGTAAATCACGCGAGCGTAGCGTTTCTCGCCGAGGACGTAGAAGAACGTCGTGGCCGCTTCCTCGCTCAGTGCCTCGGGCTCTTGGATCAAGAACTCGATGTGACCGACCTTGGCGAACTTACCTTCGCCGCGACCGTAAGCGACCTGACCTCCGGAGAGGCGAACTTCTTCCGCGGTCTGGAAGACGCGAGGACGAACGTCCGGATCGAAGGGGAGGGACTCCTGGTATTCAACCTTGAGACGAACCGCGATGACTTTGAGCGGATTGCCCAAACCCTTGTTCTTCGGATCGATGTCGTTGATCTGGTGTTCCTTGTTGATGACATAGGTGCCCGGAGTGAACAGATTCGAGAGATCGCCGACTTTGTTCACGAGGTTCAGGCGCGGCAGTTTGATGTCGTCAGCGCCGAACTCTCCGTAGATTCCTTTGGCTTGGTCTTCGCCGATGATGGCGACCTGCGATTCGGGGCGGACGGCAACGGCTTTGTTGCTGACTTCCTCGATGACTTGGGCCTCAACGGCCTCTTCAAACGATACTTTTCCCATAATTGGTATGTGGCGTTATTACTTGATTTTACGTAGGTAGTGATAAGTCCCCTCGGACTTGGCCGCATCGGCATCCACCAGTGCGTCACGAAGATGTTCTTTGGCTCGGGCCATCTCGCCGCGCTTGGCGGTCCGGGCGATGGCTTTCTCCAGTTCCCCGATTTTGACTTCGGCGCAGGCGGCGAAGGCTTCGGGGGTGATTTGATCTTTGACCGTTTCCCATGCGGCTTGCGCGTTGGTGATCTTGAAAGGGGATTTCCGCTCGGCGAGTTCGAACCCGGGAATTTCGATCCCTTCCTGCATCCGCATCTCCAAGGCGCGGGCATCGACCTTGTCGGCCCACGAGCGCATGATCGGTGCAGCCTTCTTGGCGAACGCAATAACGTGCGGGTCGGAGATGTTGGCCGGATCGTATTGCGCCGGCAGGGTCAACTCGTCGGCCTTGTATTCTGACGCGATCGTCAGAGCCAGCGACGAAAGTTTCGGGCAACTGGCTTGGCGGGCACACCAAGCGCAGTGTGCCCCAGTAAGGTAGGTCAAGGGGTCATCGCGCCGTGCTGCGGCAATAATGGCCGCAACTTGTGAGGACAAACGATCGTAGTCACTTTCCCGGTGCCACGTCTCGCGGTCGATGACCCCTTGGAAGGGGAGGAGCACATGAACAGTCAGTTGTTCAATTTGGGGATGGGCATCCCACAACCCGACGGCATAGGCCCAAAACTGCGGCGAATCCGCGGTGTATGCTCCGAAAGCAAATTTGTAGTCGACCAACTCGGCTTTGTCTCCGCCGTGCAGGATGATGTGATCGATGTGTCCGAACTGATCGAGGACGGTGTAACGCTGCTCCCGAAGCTCCTGCGCGTTTACGAGGGGTTTCCTTAATGCTGCGAGATACTTCAGACACATATCCGCCGCCTCGCGCAGCTTCGGGTCGTCCGGCGGGATCACGTCGAGGTTCTCTTTCTCCACCGCGAGGTGACCGAGTGTCCCCCGATTGGCCGCGCTTTGGTCGCGAGTCTGGTCGTTTCGGAATCCGGGGCATTTGGCTTTCTCCTTCAAAGAGCTTGGCGAATGTTCGCTGTGCTCCGTGTTATGCTCTTGCGGCGTTATTACCTGCATGGAAGATGAGACCGGGGTAACCACCCCATTGTTCAAATTATTTTTTCCTGCATTCAAAATTCCTACATTTTCCCGTTTTTCCTCGGTCAGACGCAGGGCTCCCTGCTCCACGGTGCCTGGTGCGTAGAGCCTTAGAGCGAGTGCGCGAGACTTGGCCCCGACCCGTCGTATCCGTCCAAGAGCCTGCTCCTCTACCAGTCCTGAAAACTGTGGGCAGATGAGAGCCACTCGTGGAAATTCTCCCACTGTGTCATGGAGGTCGATGGACTGTCCGCCCGCCGCGATCTGCACGATGACACAGCGGAGTTCGTTTTCTTGGAACCGGCGTTGGGTTTCCGCTCTGGCTTTGGCCGTTTCGCGTCCGTCGATGACACCCGCGTCTTCGAGGAGCTTCCGTGCTTGGTCGATGGATTCATGGAAGTTTAAGAAGAGGACCGCCGAACCTCCCGATTGAAGGATCTCCTCGGCGCGTTCCACCAGATAAGCGACTTTGACCGTTTCAAGGGCTTGGCGCTGCCGGAGGTTTTTGACACCGCCCGGATCATCCGGATCAGCCATTTCGTCATAAAGCGCCTTTACAGTAGCGCGGTCTTTGTCGGAGAGCCACAGGGGCTCATCCGAGAGCATGAGGTCAGGGAGTTGCTCGCGTAGCTCCTCCTCGGACACCCGATATCCGCGGTTCGTGAATACCGAATGGTGGAGTCGCTCCATCTTCTCTTTGTTCTCCGGCCGGCGGGGATTCCACTCAAGGCCACCCCAGCGCCCCTCCTCGGCCCCCATCTCTCGCACCCACTTCCAGAAGTAGCCGCCCGTGAACAGCCGCAGATTGACTCCGATCGCCTTCATCTTCAGCGGGGATTCTGCGGCCGTGGCCGAGAGCATTAGGACCGCATGGTTCCCCGCGGCGGCTTCGAGCATCTTGCCGTTCTGGCTATTGTAGGCTCCGAACATGTGGGCCTCGTCGAAGATGAGAAGGCACCGCTCGGGTATATTCCATTCGAACTTCACCTTTTTACCCCCGTTCGGGATCTTTTTGAGCCAGGGCGTGTTCCCGTTCCGTAACTTTTCGGGGTTGAGGACGAATAGCGGTCTGACCCCGAACGCTTCTAGGGTGTTCGCCCACTTGGCCAAGACCGACTTCGGCGCGATGATGGCAACCTTGAGCGCATATCGAGCAGCAACAGCACTGGCGATGACGGTTTTGCCGCCACCGCACCCAGTCCCGTCGAGTGACGCCCCGACTGAGTCCAGAATCCGGAGGTGTTCAGCTACCGCTTTCTCTTGGTATGGGAAGAGTTTGAACGCTGCGGGCATGTGCTGAGTCTTACCTTATGATGAAAATTATTAACTCAATACTGATAGCGGGTCTGCTTGGCGGAACCGCATGGGCTGGCGATGGCTTCTACCTGATCGACTTAGATACCCCGAACGGCATCACGTATGTCCAACGGCAGGGGAATAACTACTATTACTCGTCAGGCAGTCGTCTGAGGTCGGTGTGCGATGAGGCACCACGTCGTAGTTCACGCTCTGCTTTGTGGCGGGAGACGTTTGGGGATCTGCTGGACTAACCCAATCTGAGTCTCTTACAAGGCGCAACCAATCATCGGCGAGCATGGTCACAAGCCACGGCTCGCCGTTTTTCTTGTGCGCAACGACTGGAGTTTTCGCTCCGCAGTCGTTGATCGCTTGCTTGATCGCTTTTGAGACGTTCAAGTTCTGAACGCCTTTCACCTCAAAGTGGATCGTCGGTAATTCTGGGCAGACAACGTCGGCATCTCCCGCCGCACCGCAATACTGCTGACCACGGAAGGCTTTGAGAAACCCCGCTTCGCGAAGCTGGTCACGCCAGAGCCGCTCTACCCGTTTTCCTTTTTGCCTGGAGTTCATAGAATCGAAGCTCCCAGTCCTTGCGCCCACCGAGTGATGGCGACTTCATGGTAGATGTATTTCTTGTCGCCAACCTGGGTGTAAGGCAGGCCGCGCTTGCGCCAATATCCGAGCGAGTGCTTCTGCACTGTCCGACCGAAGATCGCGCTTAATCTCTCAGCCGCTTCATGCGGACCGAGTGTTTCCTTGGGTCGCTCGACCGGAGCCTTGATCTCCAGGCGCAGCTTGCCGCTGGCCAACGGAGTCGCGGTAAACGACTCACATTCCAGAATCATGGAAGTCATTATGGCGTTATTACAGACCGAAGAATTTACGCAGAGCTAACCGGATGACCGCGCTCATTGAGCGCCCCGAACTCTCCGACTCAGCTTTAAGCCGGTCTTCGAGTTCGGGGTCGCTGGCGAATGAACGGATCAACTTCGGGTTGCGAAGGTTAGCTATCTTCTCGGTCAATGGAGTCTCGTAGTTCGTCACGAGAATCACGATAACTCCTTAACCCGTCCTCGACAAATAGGGAGGCAAGTTTCTCTGGCGTCAGGGAACAGTAGTGAGCCGCTTCGTCGAGTTCGGATTTCAGGTTTTTGGTGAGGTCTAGTATCATTGTTATGGGCTTTTTTGTTTGTGCAGTTGTTATGGTTATTACGGCGTAGTGAAAAAGAAGCCGCGGGGAATGAACCCCGCGGCACCGAGTCACCCGTTCCGGTGTTTCCGGAGCAGGGCAGCTATGGTTTTCTGCATTTGTGGATCGAGGCTGTCGGCAGCGCGTTCTTCCTTGGTGTCGGCTTTGTAGACGGCCAACTCCTCGGCAACGCGGGACAGCGTTCCGTCTTGGTCTTCTGAGGCTATGTAGGCGGAGGTTGCTTCGCGGATAAGTGAACTGACATTCGTCTGTTTGGCTGCGGCCAGAAGGCGCAGGGCAGAGGAGGTCTTTTTACTCTCTACGTAGCTCACTCGTTCAGTGCCGGCCTTCAGACGGCCGTGTTTTGTTGTGCTCATGGTTATTTGGGTTCTTTCTGTCTCTATGTTCGACAACGAACATGCGTGGTTGTTCACCATTTTATTAAAGAGGACAAGCCATTTTCTTCCGCATAAGCCCGCACCACTATCGGTGTGATATTAAACCATTCGTCAGCCTGCGCGGTCGTGACGAGCCCCCGATAGTATCTTTGGAGGGTTTTTGCGGAGTGTCCGGATAAGTAAGAAGTTTCATTGGCATCCCGGTATTTGGCCAGATGGTAGGTAGAGAAGGAGTGGCGAAGAGCATTGTTTTTCCACGTAAGCCCCACAGCCGCGAGCCGCGCTTTGTTCCGGCTGATGGCCGCTACCTGTCGTTCAGTGATGAGCCTCCCTACGTCTGGGATCTCGGCTACTGAAAGCCAGGCTTTCACTTGTTCGGTCTTGTCGAGCACGCGGCGTGAAGGGGTCTTGGCGATACTCGCGTCGATCACCGCATGATCTGTGTCGAATCCGAGGTGTCCGGCGGTCATCCGCTGGAACTCCGCCCGCCGCGAACCGGCGAACGCCATTGTCGCCAGATAAGGGATTTCTTTGGGGGTCGCGATCATCAGGAGGTGCATCATTTCCCACGGTTCCCAGAACGGCACCGTCCTGCGGTTGGTGGGGGGTAAGGCCAAGTCTGTGGTGATCGATTCGGCATCCTTGCCGAGATAGCCTTTCTTCTTCGCGAACTTTTCCATCATCTGCCAATGCCTCACCAGATTGCGGTAGGTGAAAGCAGCCCAGTCGCCTCTGCTGACATAGGCTTGGAAATCGTCGTGGGTGACATCGCTAAACTGTCTGTCACCAACCCAGCTACGAAGGCTGTTCGCTTCAGTGGCGAGTCCGTTGAGGTAGTGCCGCGAAAGATTCTTCACCTCTTTCCGTTCCCTCATGTGAGCCATGAATTCTTCGGAAAGGTCTTTGACCGTCTTCCGTCCGGCTCCGATCGGGTTCTTGGCTACGTATTGTTCCACGGCTTCGAGCAGGCGACTTTTGCCGCCCGCTTTGCGTAAGCACTCGCGAAGGAATAGATTATCCTCCGGATGAATTGTAGTCTTCTCGCCGAGGGCGCTGGAGAGGTCGGTGACGATCCTTTGAGCCTCCTCTATCGCTTTGTCGCGTTTGGCAAAGACGCGCCTCATCGTCTTCCGCCCTATCTTCCACCGGATGAGGAACTGTCGGTAAGCTCCGTTTTGGATCTTGGAGACTCTGACCAGAGCCCCTCCGAAGCGGATGCTCGCGCCTTCGTTTCGGGTGTCTTTAATTTCGATTTTCATGGCTGTTAATTGTGACCAGATTTTGTGGCAAAATGTTCAATAATTTTCATAAGCGCATAATAATAACGAAAGTGATAACAAGCGGAACTTCATCACTAACAGAGTAAGTCGAGTGACTTACAGAAGTTAAATAATCCCCTAACAGTGAGAATTCGAACCCGTGCTACGGTTGTCATAAAGTGTTGGTAATGAGGTGACTGCGAAGTATCAAAAACGATTGTGTCCGCTTGTATAACTCTGTAGCAGAAAAATTTCCAAAATGACCCCGATTTTTGCCTCCGATGCCACGACTCCTCCAGTCGGATACCGACTGAAATACGGGGTCTATTTTGTGCCCGGAACGGCCGATTGGGCGATCGAGCTTTACTGCTTTGTGAACCGTGACCGGCGGTCGCCGGAGATGCTTTCGATCGAGGAGCACTTCAAAAACGCGGCTCAGATTTTCTTCAATAAGAAAACTGAGAACTTTATTTGGCACCCCTGGGCCGATGACATGTTGTATGAGTGCTGTCACAATAAGTTCGTCGGTTTCGCAGGCTGCGGTTCGTCCGGCAAGTCGGAATTTATGGCGATCTGGGCTCTCCTGAATTGGATGGCCGCGCCGTTCCACACGCTTTCGTTGGTCACCTCCACGAGCATCCGTGACGCGAAGAAGCGGGTCTGGGGTGCTATCCAGCGTTACTGGCCGTGCATAAAGCCCGTGGCTCCGGGGAAGCTCGCGGACACTCCGACTCCGGCGATCTACACAATCCGGAACGGCGAGCGGATGGAGCAGGCCGGGGTTTATTTGATTCCGGCCGAGGCCAAGAAGACCTCGGAGGTGACGGGTAAGATGCGAGGCATGAAGGCTCCGCGGGTCATCGTCGCGGCCGACGAGTTGAGTGAGTTGGGTCATGCCTTCCTCGACACGGCGATGTCGAACCTTTCGAACAACCCGTTTCTCCACATTTGTGCCGCGGCAAACCCTGTCTCCTATTACGATCCCTTCGGCCGCTTCGTCGAGCCGACGAATGGGTGGGGGAGCATTACGGTCAACGATGAGAAGTGGGAGACCAAGCTGGGTGGGGTCTGTCTGCACCTCGATGCCCTCAAGAATCCGAACTACTTGGCCGGCGAGAACAAGTGGCCGATCCAGAAGTGGGAGAAGATCGACGAGGCTCGTGAACGACTCGGTGAGGACAATCCGATTTTCTGGCGTGACTATCGGGGGTTCTGGCCACCGCAGGCGGTCAGCAAAGCCATCTACTCCGAGGCCGAGATCATCCGGTTCCAAGCCGATCAGAAGCCGATCTGGAGGGGCCGCGCCGAACGTATTGTCGGCATCGACCCCTCGTTCGTGAGCGGCGGGGATAGGTGTGTCATTTATTTGGGGTCGTTTGGCCAGAATAAAGATGGAGTCGATCAGGTTTCGTTCGACGAGTTCCACTACCTCGACGAAGAGGCAAGCAATCCCGAGCCGCGCACATTCCAGATCGCCCGCAAGATCAAAGACATTGTGACCAAGGCGGGCGTGCCTTGGCGCAACATCGGGGTCGACGTGACGGGCGGCGGTGTGCCCTTCTGCGATGCGATGGCTACGGTCTGCGGATCGAACGAGTTCCTCCGCGTCCACTTCGGCGGGGCTCCCTCTGGGCGCTCGCTCTCGGCTTACGATGCGACCGCGGCCCAAGATAAATACGTCAACCGCGTGACCGAGCTTTGGTTCGGGGCGAAGGAGTTTTTGCAGAATGGTCAGTTGCGGGGGATCGGGCCGGACTTGGCTCGGGAGATGACCAGTCGGAACTACGACACCCGTAAGTCCGGATCGATGAAGGTGGTCGTTGAGTCGAAGACCGACATGAAGGCCAGGATCGGCCGGAGCCCTGACGTGGCCGATGCTGCCTTCGTCATGCTCGATGTTGTTCGCGAACGGTTCGGGCTGCGTCCTCCCCAAGAGACTGGCGGGAGTCGCCGCGGGATGAGCAGTTGGAAGTCGACGATGACTTCGAAGTATGCCCCGCGGCGGTCGGGCTATTTGTTGACGAGCGCATAATGCGTTATCTTAACCCCCTAACTCCATAACCTATGCCCTCTTACTTTCCTGAAAACAACGAGCCCAAGCCGATGGACTCGGCCGATCGGTCACTCCAGAAGATCAATAGCGTTCTCCAAGGTCCGCTTGACGTGAGTTCAGCTTCTAATATTACGACCAAGCTCCGCGATGCGTTTGAAAACTACACTCCTGGCGAAAAATGGATCCAAAGCCTCGGTAATGGTGACTTGGTTTATTTAGACGGCAATGCGGCTGCTGCCAGCTATTTAGTGCTGTCTAAGAATCCACTGGTTGCAGACACGCAGACCACGATTGAGTCCGTTTCGCGATTCACAATGCCGATTGAGACGGCGATCGGTTTGTCAATATCTCAAAGAAGTTTGGGGCAGGAGTTCGCCGTGGAGATGGTTGACGTTGAAGGGTCAATTCCAACCCCAGCAGACGTTCCCATCGTTTCGCTGTATCAAACAGGTTCAACGCTTACTGTGGATACAACAGTTCCCCATAACTTATCTGTAGGTAGAGCTATTGGTATTTTTGGTTCATTCGATGGGCGAGTTTCTTATCCATCACTTGTTGTGGCTTCGGTTACTAGCCCGACTCAGTTCACAGTAACGGCTGGCCCTGGAGGTGCCATCCCCTCAACGCAATCTTATCTTGGTGTCGTTCTGGCGGCGACTACTGCTGCACTTCCAACGAATATTTACGCCAATGGAACTTCTGGTGTTGGAGCAACTTTAACAGCTTCAGCCAACGGCGCATTCCCCAACCAAGATGGAGTGACGATTCCGGTCGGTGGTCGTGTGCTCGCCAAGAACGAAGCTACCGCCGCCAACAACGGCGTTTATGTTCTGACAACTGCCGGCAGTGCTTCGACTCCTTGGGTGCTAACTCGCGCTGTTGATTTTGACACTGCCGCTGAGATGACTGTCGTCTCCGGTGTTCCTAATGCTGTGGCAGTTCATATTTTATCCGGAACGACTCAAGCCCTACGTAAGTATATTCTGTCTGCTTCGGTTGCCACGGTGGGAACCACCGCAGTCACCTTCACTGATGTCGGCACCACAGGTATTTTTGCACTTAGTCCAGTGGTGTTTTCTCGCAGCAGACTTGGACAAGCGCAAAATGGCATTTCTCAGATTTTTGAGAATACTACGGCCACCAACGCTTCGCTTTATATCCGTAGCGAGTTTGGAGATGCGCTGCCTTCTGGGACGGTTGCTGGAAACCATAGTGTCACTACCGGCAGCACCGCATCCATTCAACTTGCTGGCGCAGTCCCATACACGTATTCATTCTCTCCTACCGCTGAGTTCCGCATGGCGGTCCAATCGGATCGCACTCAATGGTCTGATTCTGCTGTGGATACTGTTGCTCAATCCGCATCACGATTGGCTAGAAGCCAAGTTTGCCCAGACCCAAGTTCCACTTACGAACTCCGTATTCGAGCGAGCAACAATCGTTCGCTCACTGTTCCCGGTGCTCAAATCATCACAGCGGCTAAGACTGGAACGACGACTGCCACGGTTGTCACAGCCACGCCTCATGGTTTGGCAGTCGGTGATTTGATTGTTGCGTATGGCACCAGAGACCAAACCAACTTTGCAAATCTGACTGCTGCTGCTGCCGTGGCTTCGGTGGTCGATGCAACGACATTTACCGTGGTTTGGGGCTCTGCGGTCACTGCCACGACCCGCGGCGGGTTTATTTCTCGAATCTTGGGTCAAAACGCCCTACCGGGCGCAATCGCTCAAGTTGTTTCTACGGCAACATTGGCGACACTTGCGGATGGAACCCGCCAGTTGACTCTTGTCGGTTCTGGCAATTGGGCTGGTGCGACGATTGGCGACCTTGTGGAACTCATTGGAGTTCGCGCTGACGCTGCTGGCTCGGCCTCGCTCGGTGTAGATGGTCCGTGGAAAGTCGCGAACCTTTCCACCACGACGCTCACTCTTGTGCTGCCATTCTCAGGCCAAAGAAGCCTTCCTGCCGACTTTGCTGCTACTAATGCTGGTGGTGGCCTTGTTCGTCGCACCGATCTGCGTTTGAGCTATGTCCGCATCTTTGACTTTGACCGTTTGCGTGTTGAAATGCTGCCTCGTCCTTCGGGTGATATTGCCGCAGCCACCCCCGTCGCGGTGCAAAACACTCCTGCCGTGACTGTTTCGGGAGGCACTGTTGCGGAAGATGCAGCTACTACTGCGAGCCCCATTGTTTTTGGCGGTGTTGTTCGCACGGCGGTGGCCCCAACCACGCTGATAGCTGGTGACGCAGCGCGTGTCACCATGACGACTGGTGCTGCTGCGGTCACGCAGCCATACTCCATTCCTGAAGTTTCATGGCAGACTCCGCCCCCTGTAGGTGGCATTTCAAACACCACGACTGCGTTTCAAATAAAGGAAGCTGCGGGCGCGTCCCTGTGCAATTACGTCACCTCCATTGATTTACTATCTGAGGCGCTGACTAATGCCACCGATCTTCGCATCCGTGAGCCGGATCTTACTTGCTCATCGCAGACTATTGCCTCGAACATCCTGACTGTATCCACCACGCATAACCTTCGTGTCGGCGATGCAGTGGTGTTTACGGCGGCAACGGTGACGGGTATTTCGACGGGCGTGACATACTTCGTTTTAACCGTCCCTGCCACGACAACGATTACGCTGTCGGCTACTCGCGGTGGATCTGCTCTGGCAATCAGTGGCACGGGAGTGACCGCTACTTTCCACAAAGTCCTATGGCAGACGCGCATTCCGACTACTGGAAGGCCAAATGGTCAGATCATATTCCCCGTTCCTCTTCGCGGTTCGGTCAACACCAACTTGCTTGTCCAGACGCCCACTGCTTCTGGCGCGGGCGCTGTTTTCCTGTCCGCTCAAGGTTTTGCTGCACAATAATAGCGCGGTATAATAACCGCACAATGTCGTATCGCGTCACAGTTGAAGAGCTAAGAAAAAACGCCCCGCCGCTGCGGATGATTTCGCTGACGGCTCCGGATTGGTTGCAGGCGATCGATGCGGTGACTGAGGTGTTGTCCAAGGAAGACACGATGTTCCAAGAGGACGAGACCGAAACACGCGAAGAAACTAACGACGATTGGTCGTGAATTATTTCCACTCCGGAGACTTAGGGGATGTCCTCTACGCGCTGCCCTCGATGAGGGAACTTGGGCGCGGGGATCTCTATCTGAACTCACGGCCCTGGACAGCCAAGATGACCGAGCAAAGGGCGGCGGTGTTGCGTCCGCTCCTCGAAGCCCAGGACTACGTCGGCAAGGTGATTCACGGGGATGCGCCGGCCAACGAGCACTGCGTCAATTTCTCCACCTTTCGTAATGGTGGGCTGATCTACGGGGTCAGCTTGATGGAACTGCAAAGCGATTGGGTCAATGCCAACGCGGTGCCCGATCCTTGGCTGAAAGTTTCCCCCTCGGCGCGGGCACGGGGGCGGGTCGTTTGTCATCGCAGTCCGCGATATCATAATCCTTACTTCCGGTGGGATCTTATCGGTGAAGCCCTCGGCACGAAGATGCTCTTTGTCGGGTTGCCGCACGAGGTCGAGGAACTGCGGCGGGTGACCAAAGTCCATGCCGAGTATGCCATCACCAACGACTACCTTGAACTGGCCAAGCTAATCGCGGGCGCGGATCTCTTTATCGGCAACCAGTCGAGCCCGATGGGCTTGGCGATCGGTCTGGGAGTGCCCTTCATCCAAGAGACATGCCTTTGGACGCCGGACTGTCTCTACCCGCGCAAGGACGGCACCTATTGTTATGACGGTGGGATATCCCACTTCGAGATCCCGTCCTTCAGTCCGCCGCCGGATGTCGACCGCAACGCGCTCCCGCCGGGCGGATGGCAAGTGATCTCCCGCAGCACGGGCGAGCGTGTCACGCTCAAGAGCCACCGCCTCGCGACCCGTCACCTCTACAAGACCGACCGCTTTTTCACCGAGACAGATGCCGCCGTCGAGGTCGATCGGCAGAATGCACTCCGCATTCCGCACCTCGTCCGGCGCAACTCGACTTTCGAAATCTTCGGCAAGGTGGCACCTTTAGTCCACGCCGTTGCTGCATGACTGACTGTGAAAAAGGCACCTCGGCCGAGGTAAGGTTTATTTTTGAAGCCGATGGGCGTGGCTGGAAAGTCTACGTGCCGCTCGGTCATGCCCATGCCGCCGACCTCATTATTCATTACCCGCCCTATCTCCCTGTCTGTGTCCAAGTGAAGACGGCGACTTATTATCCGGATCGCGATGCTTACGGGATCAGCAGCAGTCGCGGTAAGAAGTTCAAGAAGTCTTATGCTCGTGGCGACTTTCAGATTCTTGCCGCGTGGTTGCCAGATCGGCAGAAGTTCGTCTTCTGGCGATTTGACGAGATCGCCGAGCGAAAGAAAATTAACTACACGCCGCGGCTCCACCGTCAGCCTGATAATTGGGAAATCCTCGACACCGTGCTAAAGTAATAACTCCGTAAACCATGCTCCTCGTCCTGCCCGTCTCCCAAGCCGACCTCAAGCTCGCCACCAAGCTGGCCGGGCACATGGCCCTTTTGGGTAACCTCGGCCGGCACAAGCTGCTGGTGGTCGGAGCCTACAATACGAAGGACGAAGCCGCCGCGCTCAAAGAGCAGTTGGCCCCGCTTTTTGCCTCGGCCGACCTCTTTATTCCGGATTCCGAGTGCGAACTCGGCTGGCCCCAGAGTGCCAACCACCTCTGGGCGCGGACCGTGCGCCACCTCCAGCACAGCGGGAACAAAGACACTTGGTATTGGTTCGAGGCCGATAATACGCCGATCCGCGAGGATTGGCTCGACGCGATCGAGACCGAATACAACCAAGCCCAGAAACCTTTCCTCGGAGCCATCCAAGTGACCCGGATGCTCGACCGCAAAACGGGCGAATTCGTCAAAGTCGACGGCGAGCATGTCATCGGCACCTGTGTTTATCCGGCTGATTTTCCGACCCGCTCGATCTTGTGGAGCTATGTCCGCACCGACGACGGCCCGAATGTCGAACCCTTCGACGTTTATCTCCGCCACGAGATGCGCCCGAACACGGCGGTCTCGAAACTTATTCACAACAACTGGCGCACCAAGAACTACGAGATCGATGAAGACGGGCGCATCTACTGCGATCCGATCGACGACAAATCGGTCTACGGCCCTGTGCCGACCAACGCCGCCGTCGTCCACGGTTGTAAAGACGGCTCACTTATCGAAGCCCTGCAAAAATGACAAATTCCGAACTAGCACCCCTCGAACTTCTCGGCCTTGAAGAGAACGGCCGCGCCCCCAAGATGCGCGTGGACAATGTAAACAGCGCCCGCTCCATCTACAAAGCGATCAAGGACAGCGACCAAGGCTCCAGTAAAAACCGCGCCCTGGTTGACGCGATGTTCAATGGTGCCGCCCCTTTCAACCAGCAAGATTTGATCGAGATGGGCCAAGGCGAGCGCACGAATCTCGACTTCGGCGAAGCCTCCGCCCTGAAAGAGCAAGCCCTCGCCGGATACTACGACCTCACATCGTCCGTCGATGTCTTGGCTCGTATCTCGATTGACTACGGTTCCCCCGAGCAGAAGGTCGAGTGGGAGCGAATCTTGGCCGAAGAGTTCACGCGGACTCTCAAAGAGTGGCAGGAATTCGAGTTCAATCACCAGATGCTTGCCGACCAGTTCGTCTCGCATGGCGTCGGGGTTTGTTATTTTGAGGACGAGGTCGATTGGCGTTGGCGTGTGGCCGGGCTCTCCGAGTTCCGGTTGCCACGCGGAACACGCGCTTCCGAGTGGGAGATCGAGGTCGCCACGGTTGATCGCGAGTATCAGGCCCACCAGCTTTACAAATTCATCGAAGACCCTGCCGTGGCCAAAGACCTCGGGTGGAACGTCAAGATGGTGAAGCAGGCGTTGATCCGTGCTTGCCGCGACAGTTCGTTCCAAGAGGCCGGCGAGTGGGAGAAGCTCGAAGTGGAACTCAAGAACAACGACCTCCTCTACGGCAATAGCCGTGGCAAGAAAGTCCACGTCGTCCACATGTGGGTGCGCGAGTTCGACGGCAAGGTCTCCCACCTCATGTTCCTCAAGGATCCGATCGGTTCGGATGAGAACGCCAAGGAGGAGGACTTCCTCTTCAAGCGCCCGAATCGTTTCGCCGCCCCGACCAACTGCTTCGTTACTTTTTGCTATGGCGTCGGCAACGGGACGTATCACGGCATCAGAGGTTTGGGCTATAAAGTTTATCCACACATTCAGCTTTTGAATCGTCTGCGCTGCGGCATGGTCGATGGTGCGTTGCTCTCCTCGGCCCTGATCGTCCAGCCCGGTGACAATGGTTCCCGCGCCCTCGAAGACCTCACGCTTTCCTATTACGGCCCCTACGCACTCTTCCCTCCTGGGCTGAAGATCGTCGAGAAGGCGATCCCGAACTACAACCAGAACCTCATGCCGGTCTTGAACGACCTCACCATGAACATGCAGAACCGGACGATCGGCTACCAGTCCCGCTCGATCACTCCGGATGGTCAATCCCGCACTGCGTATGAAGTTCGCGCCCAGTTGCAGCAAGAAGCCGTGCTCGGGGCCGCAGCGATCAATCTTTTCTACCACCCGTGGAAACGTCTTCTTCGTGAGGCATACCGCCGTTTAGTGTCGCGTGATTATGCCGCTAATGAGCCCGGCGGTCGTGACGCCGTCGACTTCAAGAAGCGTTGTATTGCCCGCGGAGTGCCGACCGAAGCGATCCATCGTTTCTCTACGGTCGAGCCCGTTCGCGCCATTGGTTACGGAAGCCCTGGGATGCGGAGTGCGGCGATCGACGAGACGATGTCCATCTTCGGTTCCTTGGATGAGATGGGTCGGGTCAATCTCTTGCGCGACCGCATTGCCGCCCGATTCGGTCAGGAAGTGGTCGACCGCTACTTGCCCTCGCCGTCTACGACTTTGCGGACACCGATCGACGACAAGATCGCGCTCTTGGAGAACGCCACGATGTCGGCCGGCACGGCGCTGCCCGTCTCCTCCGGCGAGAACCACTTCATCCACGCCAGCCGCCACCTGACGGCGCTCGATGGTCTCGACCAAGCGATCTCGCAAGGTCAGGCCGACCCTGCCGCCGCGCTCGCGGCTTACCAGACGATGTTGCCGCACTTGGGCGAACACTTGCAGTTGCTCGCTCCCGATGTGGCTCGCCAAGACCAGATCGGGCTCATGCGCCAGCGGTTCCAGCAGTTGAATGCTTCCGGTCAGCGACTCGCCGACGAGTTGCAAGCCGCCGCCGAGCAGCAAGCCAAAGCCCAAGAGGCCGAGCAAGCCCGCGCCATCGAAGCCGAGCAAGCAAGGATTGCCGATATGGAGCGTCAGTTGGCCGAGGCCCAGATGCTTTCACCTAAAGCCCAAGCCGACTTGGCCGAACGCCGAGCGAAGCTCCAGATGCAGATCGAGAAACACCAAGTCGACATGCAGACCAAGCAAGCCAAGGTCATGCAGGATCTCGCCCTCAAAGATGCCCAGACCGCCGCGAAGATTGGTCCGGCGCAACCGATGTGACCTATGCCAAGAGACTACGCCCAGGAATATATTTACCACTCGTCCCCCGAGCAGAAGAAGCGCCGTGCCCAGCGCAACGCTGCCCGTCGCAAGATGGAGCGTGCCGGCCGCGTCTCCAAAGGCGACGGCAAAGACGTGCATCATAAAAACGGAATGAGCAACCACTCCAGTAACCTGGCCGTGTTGCCGAGGTCCGTGAACCGGAGTATTAAGTAATAACATGCCCGCTTATTATCCAGAAGGAAACACCCCGCTGCGCGAGGACTATACCGAGCGGTCGTTGCAGAAGATCAACGACATCATGCACTCGAATACTCCGACTTGGGACGACATCGCGCTGACCTACGCCGGCAGCAACCTGACGAAGGTCGAGTATAAGCTCAACGGCTCGGTCGTCGAGACCCGCAACTTTTCCTACAGCGGCACCAATCTCACCCGCGTTCTAAAGAGTTAAGATGGCTTGGAGCTTCAACCCCTTTACCGGAAACCTCGACATCACGGGGTCAAGCGGTGCCGTCGTCTTCGAGGGTGAAGTCGCCACCTTTGCTGATCTGCCCGTGACGATCGGCGATCCTACTGTCGGGGCGGCTTTCTTAGTTCGGGAATCTACGGGGGTGTGGCTGGTCAACAGACGGCAAGCCGGCATCTATATTCGACGCAACAATGCCGGACTGGCGACCGACTGGGAATATGCCGGGGACTATCCGGTCAATAGCGTCAATGGGCAGAGCGGGAATGTTGTCCTCGGGGCTGCGGATGTTGGTGCTGCTGCGGCGACTCATGCTTCGACCCACCACACTGGCGGGACGGATGCTATCGCGCCGAACAATATCGGGGCGGCGTGGGCATTAGAAACGCGCACCCATTCGTTTTTCAGCACCTCGACCTACACGTTGGCGCAAGGGCGCAACGTGCAGCTTGATGTAGGAGTTACGACAAATCACACAACGGGCACAATTATTATCCCGCGACGGACTACAGATTCGGCTCAAGATGGCGACGAGTTGTTTATTCGTGTTACCAGCGTCAATGCGATAGGGGGCTTGATTGACGTTCGTCGTTATATTTTTACAGGCAGCAGCTACCTCGGAACTACCGAGTCTATATTTACCACAACGACCGCTGGCGCATGGCGCTTCCGCCTTTTAGGCGGCGTTTGGACGCTTCAGCCCGTGGCAAATCACACCCACGCCGCCGCCGATGTAACGTCAGGCGAACTCTCCCCGCTGCGCCTTCCAAACTTCGAAGTCAAGACGGCCAACTACACCGCGCTAACTAACGAAAAAGTCGCCGCCGACACCACAGCCGGAGCCTTCACCCTCACGCTGCCCGCGACCCCGTCGAATGGCGACACAGTCACCGTCCTCGACTACGCGGGCACTTTCGACACGAACAACCTCACCATCGCCCGCAACGGATCGAACATCGAATCCTTGGCCGAGGATATGACCTGCGAGGTCGAGGATGCGGCCTTCACGCTGGTCTTTGTTGGTTCCACGGTCGGGTGGAAGGTCGTTCCCTTCCAAGGCACCGCGATTCCCAGTGTGCGCTCCGATGCCACGGGGATCACGGGAGCTTCAGCCATCGACAACATCGTGACCATTTCCCAAGCCGATTATAACGCCCTCGGCTCCTACGATGCGGGGACGGTCTATATCATTAACGATCCGTAAGCCATGGCCCTCCTGCAAAAAGCCTATCTCGGTGCCACGCCGCTCTTCCGCAACGTCGATTGGTTTGAGGCGGCTTATACCCTCGTCAATTCCAGCGCCGAAGTCTCGCTGACCGCGAACACTTCCGCGCACACCAAGGGTTCGTATTCCGAGCTGATCGCCTCCACTTCCGCCAATGCGGGTCTGTTGGTGCTGATGGTGCAAGATGTGTCCGCAGTCTCCACCAACACCGCCACACTCATTGATGTCGCCACGGGAGCCAGCGGTTCAGAAACCGACATTATTGGCAACCTCGCCGTAGGTGGCGCTATTACCACGGTCAGCCCAATAGGCGTTGCCGTTTCTATTCCGTTTCAAATCCCGAGCGGCACACGACTGTCTGCCCGCATTCAGTCTGTGGTCACGGGCGGCAAAACGGCAACCGCACAAGTCTTCCTCTTTGATGTGGGCGGCGATTACGCCACTGCGCCGACCAGCGTTGATGTCATCACGGGAGACACCGCCACCAGCCAAGGCATCAGCTTTAGCGGCTCCAGCGGCACATGGGTTCAAGCCATCGCCTCCACTTCCCGCGCCTACCGTGCCGTGGCCATCGTGCCGTCTACGCACAACAGCAGCATTACAACCATTGGCCCACAACTGGAGCTTGGCGTTGGCGCGGCAGGAAGCGAACAAGTGTTTGGCTTAACTGTTGCCGCTTATTCAAACAGCGAAAACCTGCAACCCGCGCCGCCTTATCTGTCGCTTTTTGGCCGCAACATTCCGAGCGGTTCCCGCCTCGCCGTGAGACACAACATCGCCGCCAACCCCGACCGCTACGGCTTCTGCCTCATCGGCATCCCCTAACATGAGCAACCTCTCCACCTTCTACAAACCCGCGATCACCCGCGCTGATCTCGGACTCGGCACCGCGAACAATGTCACGTTTGCCTCGATCCAGAATACGCCGATTGGGAACACCACGGCATCGACGGTTGCGGCCACGGATCTCTCGGCCAGCGGCACGGTGAGTGGGACGGGTTTTAGCAATTACCTCGCCGCCCCGCCCGCCATCGGCAACACCACGCCCGCCGCAGGCACCTTCACCACGCTCACCGCCAACAACGGCACGCTCACGGCGTCCGCGCCTGTGCTGGATTTGGGGCAGACTTGGAACAATGCAGCGGTTGCGTTTACGGGGTTGCGTTTCAATGTCACTAATACCTCATCGTCCGCTGTTAGCTTTTATCAAGAATGGCAAGAGGGGGGCGTCACGCAAGCCGCCATACGCACCGGAGGTTTTCTGTATCTGCGTAGTGGCAGAATTGCCTCACCAGTTGGCGCTGGATGGGCAGAGTCTGCCGCTTTGTTGTATAACGCTCAATCCAGAATTAACAGCACATCACTATTGATCGGCAGCGGCGGCACGGGAGCGGGATCGGCGGGAGTTACACTTAGCACTGAAGGTGTCGAGCACGTTTTGGCGTTGAGAAACGCAACCAACGCCCAAACCTTCAACATCTACAACACCTTCACCTCCGCGACGAACCACGAACGCGGCTTCCTCAAATGGAGCAGCAACGTGTTTCAGATCGGGACGGAGAAGGGATCGGGCGGCGGGACGGCGAGGGCGCTGGAGCTTCAGACGGATGGGGTGACGCGGATGGGAATTACCACAGGCGGAAACATCACAATCGGGACAGGAACAACCAACGGATTTTATCAGCGGACAGTAAATGCGGTTACATTCTTGACCCAAAATGTCGAAGTCAACGGCGTGGGACTGCAAGTAGCCAATAGCATAGAGTTTGGGAGCGGTCTTGGCGCGCTTATTGACACCACTTTAGCGCGTGATGCCGCCAACATATTAGCGATGAGGCGCTCGACCAACGCCCAAGCCTTCCGCATCTACAACACCGCCAGCGGAACGAACAACGTCAACTTCGACCGCGTCAATTTTCGCTGGGCCAGCAACGAATTTATCATCGACGCCGAAGCAGGCGGCACAGGCACGCTTCGCGGCATCAAGATCGGCAGCGCGACTTCCTCACTGCTTGGTTTCTACGGTGCAACGCCAGTGGATCGTCCTGCGACCGTAGCCGACCCCGCAGGCGGCGGAACGGTGGACACCGAAGCCCGCACCGCGATCAACGACATCATCGACCGACTCCAAGAACTCGGCCTCATCGCCTAACGCTTTATGCTAACGAATCCAACACCCATAACCGTCGAACCCATCCCTGCGAAGGTGTTCGATAAACTCCATGTCTATACGCTCTCGGCCATTCAGCCGACAACGGATAGCGGATCAATCACCGTCGAGTTGCTCCCCGCAACCGCAGACGGCGAACTCGCCAACGGAAGCCTCGTCCAAAAGATGACCGCGCCGTTGAGTCCCGAAATCATGCAGGCGGTTCCCGAACTCGCCGCCGCTTTTGCCGCAGTGTTGGCAGCGATTCCCGCGACACAAGCCTACTTGGCCAGCCAGCAGGAGCAGCCCAATGAATAAGACCGTCACACTCACCGAAGCCGAGGCGAAGATCGTGATGCAATGTCTCGACATTGCGACCAAAGCGGGCGGGTTGAACGCAGCAGCGGGCATCTTGCCGGTGGCGATGAGTATCGAAAAACAACTCACCGCGGCCGAGGAGCCTCAGTTGCAGGAGTCCTGATCCGGAAGCATATTAACAATGAATGTCTCCGACCCGCTCAACATGTTGGCCCCCGACGGTTCTCGCCGACGGAAGGAAGATTCTCTGTCGATGAGCTTCGATGGTGAAAGACTGGCGCGGCTTGAGACCAAGGTCGATCTGATCTTGGAGCACCAGGAGTCCTTCCGGAGATCGTTCGAAAAACATGACGATCGGCTCAAGCACCTGGAGAATACCAAGTCGACCATCTACGGGATCGCTGCCGCGATCGGGGCGCTCTCGGCTTTCTTGATGGACGGGTTGCGGGCGGCAATTTTGCAACGATAGTAATAACCACACAACATATTATGGACATCACCAACATCATCCAAGTGGTCAGTTCCCTGAACTGGCTGGAAATCATGGGTGCCGTGAGCGGGCTGCTGGCCGCGCTCATCGTCATCTTCGAACTCATCCCCGGCGACCAGCCTGAAAAGACGCTGCGCTCGGTGGTGAACTTCATCGCGAAGTTCTCCCGCAAATGAAATACGCGGTCGCGGCGGTGGCTTTGCTCCTCACCGGCTGCGTCACGCCGAAGATCGGCTTCGGCTACGACTTCCTCAATCAAAGGGTAACGGTCTCGGTCGAGCCGGGCGACGGGAAAAAAGTGGTCAAGCCTGAGTGAACCAAACCCAGATCAAGATCATCCAAGAGACGGTCGGCACCGAGCCCGATGGGTTCTTCGGGCCGCAGTCGATCGCCGCGACCCAGCGTTATCTGCGGGCAATGATGCCCAAGCCGAACCCTTGGCCGAAGCAGGATCAGAAAAGTCTCACCGCGTTCTACGGTGCGGCCGGCAAGGTCTCGGTCGTCCAGATCCCGGTGCCTTACAAGATGTATCTCTACAACGGACCTAAGACGGTCCGCTCGATCGGAGTCCACGAGAAGCTGGCCCCGAGCTTGGAGCGCATCCTCAAGGAATTGGGTAAACGCTACAAGACCGACGAAGCCCGGAGCGAGGCGGGGATCAACAAATTCTACGGAGTCTATGCCAACCGCAAGATGCGCGGCGGCAGTCTCCCGAGCCTCCACGCACGGGCGGCGGCGATTGATTTCGATGCGCCCCGCAACGGGCTCCACACCCACTGGCCGACACGGGCGCACATGCCGCTCGATGTCATGGAGATCTTTGCACGGGAAGGGTGGCTCGCGGCAGGGGCTTTCTGGGGCCGCGATTCGATGCACATGCAGGCCACGCAGTAATAATCCCGCAACCACTTTATGAAACACAATCTAAACTCCTTCCGGCGCAACGAGCATCTCCAAGGCGGACTCGCCGAAGTGCTGCGCCATCCCTCGATGCAAGCCGCCCTCGATGTGCTCCGCGATCTGGGAGAGCCGACCGAGATGCCGGTGCCGAGCGATGTCGACTTTCTAATTTTCAACGCCCTGCAAAACGCCCGCCGTGAAGGGTTCTTCCACGCGCTGCGCTCCCTCGAAGCCTTGGCGACCCCGATCAAGGTCGTCCCCTCGACCAAAGATCTGATGCCGAACTTGGTCGACGAATAATTTATGGCAGAAACCAATACGCCGAGTAACCCGTCCGCGCCGGCGTCGGACAACCAACCAACCACCACTCCGGAACTTTCCGAAGCCGGTGGCACTATGACCTTCGACGCGGCTCGTTCGCTCTCGGAGGCTTTCAACTCGATCGGCAAAGAGCCCACCGCTCCCACGCCCGAGGCACCCAAGGCGGAAGCCCCCAAGGCTCCCGAGACCAAAACCGAAGCACCCAAAGCGGAACCCGTCGCGGAACCGACCAAAGAAGAAGCCCCGGCTACGGCCGATGCCGACGCTTTGGCTGAACTCCTGGGCGGACCGAAGAAAGCCGAGGCCAAGCCGGAGCCGGACGACGCACCTCCCGAAGGGGCGATGACCGAAGGGGCTACGAAGAAGTGGGCCGAGCAGCGCAAAGCTCTCAAGGAGGAGCGCCGTCGCCGCGAGGAACTCGAAGCCAAGGTGGCCGAACTGGAGAAGAAGTCGACCGATGTCGCACCCGACGAGGTCAAACAACTCCGCGAGACGGTCGACGCCTACGAGCGCGAGCTACAAATTGCGCGGGTCGAGGCGACCAAGGAATTCAAGGATGCGGTCGCGGTGCCCCGTGAACGGATCAACGGGCAACTCGAATCCTTCGCCAAGAAGTATGAGTTCCGTGAGGCCGACGCCCGTGTGGCCTTCGCCGAAGCCGATCCGGAGAAGCAGACCGAGCTACTCGTCGATATGGCCAGCGGGATGAATGACCGCGACCGGATGCGCTTCTACGCGATGGCGGAAGAGTGGCAGAAGGTCGAGGGCATCGCCAACAAGGTCCGCAACAATGCGCGGCTGGCCCTGGAGAAGATCCAGGAACATCACGCCGAGCAGAACAAGGCATTCGTCGAGACCCGCCAGAAGCAGTATCGCGGGGCGCTGGAGAAGATCTGGGGCGATGTTTCCGAGAAAGCACCACTCTTCCGCCGCCGTGAAGGCGACGATGCGTGGAACCAGAAGATCGGGGAGATCGAGCAATTCGCCACGGGGCTGGATTGGAACACGGTGGCCGACAACGACCAAGCACGGGCCGAAGTCGCTCTCCGGGCCGCAGCCTCGCCCTTCCTCTATGGTCTGGTGCAGCAGCTATTCGCCAAGACGGCCGAGCTAAACAAGACCCTCTCGAAATACCAGAGCGCGAAGCCTGGTGCGGGTGGGGGAGCAGCCGACCCGATCGTGGGCAGCGGCCAAGAGGAGAAGGTCGAGCACGAGGACTTCTTCTCGGCGATCAAGTCGGGGTTATCTTAAAATCCCTCCGGAAACTTCGGTGACCGGACGCGAGGGAGGGGGATATTTTGCCCCCTCCCTTTGCTTTTTGTAGGCAGACGGACGGCTAGGGCCAGCCGTCCCTACCAAATATATCCCCTGGTAGGGTCGTCTCGCCGAGGCGACCGAGTGCCTAATGTAATAACCCCGTAATTTGACAACCACTTAACCGAGCGTAACTTAGTCTCACGTTTACGGGTAGCGGCAATCATCCGGTAGAAATCAGAAAAGATAGGTTCGCGAGGAAGCCCGATCCGCGACGGGAAGAGAAAAGCAAAATCGTGGTGTTGTCACTAGCCTCGGGACCGCATGTGCGTCTCCCGATCAAGGCAAAGTAATAACCCCACAAATTAGGAGAAAAACAAGCATTATGCCTTGCAATAATATTGAAGCTCTCTTCGTGGAACATGCCGGCCTTATCCGGAACAATGTCTCGAAGAACATCATCAACTCCGATTTCTACCTGAAGTATCTGCCGCGTGAGCAGTGGATGGACGGGCAAGGAACGGAATATAGTTACCCGATCTATGAGCGCACGCTCTCGTCCAGCCCCGTCACTTTCAGTGCATGGGAGTCTTCGGACGGCGAAGCGGGCGGTCAGTGCCAAGTCGCCGGTCAGAACATCGACAACTTCGGCATCACCCTGCGCCAGACCAGCCTCAAAAAGGCCGCGCTGAACTCGCCCGACATCTGTCTGGACGATCTTCAGTTCGCCTGGCAGGTCGAAGATCAGGTGAAAAACATCGTTCGCGTTCTCTCGGAGAACACGAAATGGGTTTGGACCAACGCTTATCAGGACGAGTATATCGACGCTTGCGGCACCAAAATGGTCGCATCGGCGAACCTCCCGTCTGGTAGCTCGGTCTTCCCTTCGACTCCGGCCACTTCCAAACTTACCTGGGGGATCCTCGAAGAGATCTACCAGCAGCTTGGTTACAATGGCGGCAGCATGAATCCGTTCGCTCGCGTTGACGAGATGACCCCGATTTATGCCGCAGTCGGCGAGCGTTTCACGTTCCATGATCTGAAGCGCCAAGACGCTAACACCCGTGACGACTTCCGTTACGCTTACGAGGGTTCGGAGACTCAGTCCCCGATGCTCGGAGCGCCCGGTCTGTCCGGTGTGTATCGCGGCTATCGCTTCTTCACGGTTGAATTCCCGCCCCGTTACGACTTCGTCGGCGGTGCATGGGTTCGCCGTCAGCCGTTCGCGTCGACCCCGACGACGAAGGGTGACAAGTGGGAAGTGTCCGACGCCTACAAGAATGCGGAATACACCGACACCGTGATTTATCACGCTGACGTGTTGAAGGTTCTTGTGCCCAAGCCGAAAGCTGCCAGCCCGATGAAGTATAACCCCCAGTATAGCTGGACCGGTGAATTCGTCTGGCGGAATATCCCTGACCGCGACTGCAACGTCGATGGAAATACAGGGTTCTTCCGGGCACTCTTCGCGTATGGCCCGAAGGTGGAGCGTCCCGACCTCGGCTTTGTGGTTCGCCACAAACGCTGCGCTCGCGCCCTCGACCTCGTCGCTTGCTACTAAGGTAGCACCTCACATCACTCTGGGAGCTTCGGCTCCCAGGGTGCCAGAGGCGCTGCATTTTTAAGCATGAACATTCCTTCGCCCAATCCCATCGTCTTCCCGGCTGTCCCGGAGAAGACGTATCCGCATCTGTGGATCAAGCGGCTTTTGCTTGAGAGCAGCAATGTGGGGGTCGGGAAGATGGAAGCTGAGTTCCTGCCTTTCAATGCCAATACGAATGAGATTGGCCCGTCGATGTTCGACACAAGATTCAGCACGGATGACCTTTGGACGGCGATCAATGAAGTTCCCGAGGTCGCGGCGGCTTATGCTGCTATATTAAACTCTGTCGCGCCGATGATCGCGTGGCTTGAACAACGTAACCAACCAACACTATGAAATTCGCAATCCCTGAAGGAATGGTCCCGCCCGACGGCGTAACTGTCGGCTCGACCTTCGACGCCCTCGCCACCCTCAAACTCGGTGAAACCGACTTGGAGCTTATCGCCGTCGACGGCCTGCCCGTAGCCAACGCCGAAGCCCCCGAAGCGGAAGAAGCCCCCAGCGAAGAGATGGGCTTCGACGAAGCCATTCGCTCTGGGATGATGGAGGGTTAATCCCGTGATCGCCGACACGGAGCGTCTCATCGACGGCTTCCGCGGCCTTCCGGCGGGGATGGACGGCTCGAAGGAGCCGCCCCAGACACCAAGCGAAGCCGCTTGGTATGCGACCAATGTGACCTTTCGCGGCGGCAACGGGCCGCGCACACGCCCCGGTTTCCGTGAGATTCCGTCAACCTTTTGGCGTAACCCGAAGCCGCGCCGCACGGTCAGTTCCCTTTCATTGTCGGGAACCTTGGCGACCGCGACATCGAATGGCCACGGATACACCACCGGGGATTGGGTAACGATCGCAGGCTCCTCGGTTGCCGGAGCCAACGGCAGTTTTCGCATCACGGTAACGGGAACAAACACGTTCACTTATGCTACGACGGCGACTGGAACCGTGACTGGAACGGTGACGGCGTTTCGAGATGTCGATTACACCTACAACCAAGATTTCGTAGACAGTAAGACAAGCCGAGACAGATATATCACCTACATCCGTGGGGCCACCTATGTCCAAGGATCCTTTGTTTACCAGGATACGCGAGAAGGAAATACGACGCAGCTTATTATGGCGGTCGATGGCTTCATCCTTGCTCTGAACTTCAACAACTCGTCCTGCTACCTCTTAAACCTGAACGACCGGATCTCGGTCGACGTTCCAGTTTACATGGTGCAGGCCGAGAAATATCTCATCATCCAGAGCGGTAAAGACGAACCCCGTGTCTACGATGGATACACCCTCCGCCGGGCGAGCCACTACAACGCGATAAACAGCTTACCTATCGGTAAGCAGATGGCTTATGGGCAGGGTCGACTCTTTGTCGCGATCAATGAAGGCTCTGAAATCACGGCTGGGGATCTAGTCTTCAGCGGGATAACGACAGAGGCAAAGATCGTCGGCAATACAGTCGCCACATCCACAGAAATAACAACCGCGACAGACCACAACTTTACGACCGGTGATTTAGTCACGATTGCCGACAACACTTCGATTGTTCCGTCGACCTACGTCGTAACCGTTACGGCGGCAAAAACTTTCACAATCCCCGTGAATGTCGGCACCGCCGGAACCGGAGGAACAGCGACAAAGTTCGTCGCCGGACAAGATAGCGATGTCCTCAGATTCTCCGAAACAACATTTCTCAATGAGGGTGGAAATCTGGCACCGAGCGGAAAGATCGGGAGGATTACAGGCTTGGCTTTTTTACCAGTGCAAGACACAGCCACGGGGCAGGGTGATCTGATCGCCTTCTGTGAGCGGGGTGCGGTGACCTTCCAAGTCTCGGCCCCTCGCGACCAATGGAAAAACACCGAGGCTTTTCAGCGTATTCTTTTCGACAACATCGGTGCGACGAGCGAGAGCATCCTTTCCGTCAATGGCGATTTATTTTTCCGAAGCCGTGAGGGCAATGGCATCCGCACCTACCGCAACGCCAGGGCAGAAGCAGGCAACTACGGCCAGACGCCGATCTCTGCCGAGATCGATCCGGTGTTGCGTCAAGACACCCAATGGATGCTCGATCAAGTGAGTTTGGCCTACTTTGACAACCGGCTTTTGATGACTTGTCTGCCTAAACAGTTCCCACGAAGGGCGACGGACCAGACTCAGGCCGACACCTTTGCCGCGCAACCGATCCCGACGATTTACGAGGGGATTGCGGTCTTAGACTTCAATTCTTCCTCGGTCGGTCGCGGTAAAACTGCCGCGGTCTTCGACGGAGTGTGGACGGGTATCCGCATTCTCAAGCTGGTCCAGGGAACTTTCGACGGTGACCCGCGTTGCTTTGCCGTCTGTTTCCATGAGGATGATACGGGTCGTCGGATCGAACTCTGGGAAATCACCAAGAACGACGAATACGACACTCCAGTCGAAGGTAAACGACGGATCACCGCCGGCATCGTGACCAAGGCGTTTAACTTCAGAGACGAGATGAGCCTGAAAAAACTGATCCGCTGCGACCTTTGGTTCGATGATTTGGGGGGAGGATCAGATTATCCGTTTGAGTGCGAACTAGCTTACCGGCCTGACGACTACCCGAATTTCACGACTTGGGAGAACTTCGAGCGGGAGTTTGAGACGGAGTTCTACATCCCGTCTTACGTCACGACACCAGCCGAGCCTTTCAACATAGAGCGAGGATACGCGCCCCAAGTCCGGTTCCCTACGCCCCCTCTGACCGCGAACATCGCGACAAATGTCCCAGCCTACTTGGGGCATGATTTTACGCTGCGGATCAACTGGACAGGGCGTGCCCACCTTGGGCGGCTCATGCTTCATGGCCAGCGGCTTACTGAAGCGGTCAACGGAGGATCACTATAATGGCCGTTTTGCAGACAGTTCCCACGATCGACATTGATCTCTCTCCGGAGATGGATTCTTGGAGTTCGCCTCCTGCGGGATATGAACTTCTGATTTCTAGGGTAAATACGAGTTCCACATCCAACAGTATAGGGACTGGCTCCAAGACATTTACTTTGGCGGCGAGCGGAAACCAAGAATGGGTGGCGAGCGGGTCGGTCACTGTGACATCGACAGCCAATAGCGCCAACACCATGACCGGAACGGTGACGAGCTATAACTCAGGAACCCAAGCCCTTGTCATTAATGTGACTTCGGTCACTGGGAGCGGGACAGTTGCTTCCTGGACTTTGGAGGATTTGACCAGCCCCTTTACCCTTTCACTCGATGGCACCTACGATTTGCTGATCGAGTAATAACCCTGTAAAATAAGACAATGCCTTATACTTCTAATAAAAAGCCCGGGGGCTTGGATGCCGCTTCCTCGGTAGGAAATGATACGATAGTTATCGAGCAGAGCGGTTCAGTGCTCAAGGCCACGGTTTCCCAGCTTGAGGACCGCGTTTTCGGATCCAAGACAGCCGTGACCTCACCGGACGGGAGCGAGGCCGTAGTTGTCCGCACCTCCGGTAACCTTATTCGGCAGGTGGCCCTCTCCAACATCGTCCCAGCTTTGAATATCACGGACGCCAAGGTGGCGGCGGGCGCTGCAATCGTCGGGAGTAAAATCAACCCAAATTTCGGTAGCCAGACTGTTCAGACGACCGGACAAGTGTCGACTGGGTCTTTGGCGGTATCGGGTAACACGACAATGGGAGGAACCTTGGTTGTGACTGGTGCTTTGACTGCCAACGGCGGCATCAATGCCACGATTACTGGGACATCATCTTCAGCCAATCAGCTTACCACGGCGCGTAATATTGCTGCGACTACAGATGTGGCTTGGAACGTCAACTTCAATGGAAGCGCCGACGTTACCGCCGCGGCTACGATTCAACCCAATGTCGTGACCGACGCCAAGTTGAGGACTGGGGGAGCGTGTTCGGTCGTCGGAAGAAGCGCCAACTCCACTGGAAACGTCGCTGACATCGCCGCATCCGCAGACAATCAAGTGCTACGCAGGGTTTCTGGTGCTCTTGGTTTTGGCACCATACCTACGGACTGCATCGCAGATGATGCTGTTACATTTGCCAAGATGCAAAACTCTGCTGTAGCGGGGCTCTCGGTTGTTGGGCGGGGTGCGGCAACGGGCGGCGACTTTGCAGAAATCAACGCGGCAACAGACGCCCACGTCCTTCGTAGGAGCGGAAGTTCCCTCGCGTTCGGACAAGTCGCGACAGGAGGTATCGCCGATAGCGCGATCACTTTGGCCAAACTCGCTGCCGCTGTAGCTAATGCTTTGATTCCGGTTGGGACAATCTCAACCCTTGCCCGTAACACGGCACCGACAGGGTGGCTTGCCGCTAACGGTGGCACGTTTGGGTCGGCATCTAGCGGAGCAACAAGTGCGTCTGCCGACTACGAGGCGCTATTCACTTTGTTATGGGGCAATGGGTGGACGGATGCGAACCTCCCTATTCTTACAAGCGCCGGAGCCGCCAGCACCAGAGGATTGAGCGCGGCAGCAGACTGGGCGGCAAACAAGCGTCTCACATTACCTAATCTGCAAGGTATCTTTGTGCGTGGCAGTGACTCGCAGACAATTAGCGGAACAACTTACAGCGGCACTTTTGCTGGGAAACAGACGGATGCAGTCATTGCTCATACTCACAGTGGAACCACTAATGTCGATTTTCCAGATCACGCGCATAGTTACCAACGCCCTGGTTTCGCCGCTGCGCGAGGGTCGGGTGGGGTGGGTGCCGCAGTAAGCGAATTCTCCACTTTCACTGGCGGAGCTAATGCTCGCCACCAACACGAATTTGCTACTAGTAGTCAGTCACCCGCGGGAGCCGACGAAACCCGCCCCGCGAACATCGCCCTGCTTTACTGCATCAAATTCTAAAATCTCATGGCCCTCATCCCAGGAACCCTCCCGAACGGAACCAAGTATCCCAACGACCCGCAGTCGTTGCTTGATACGTTTGCTTCCTATCTCACGGCACCCGAGGTTAAAAAGAATTACCCGACGGTCACCGTAGCGACTCCGGCCAGCGCGGGGACAATCACGTTCAACGCAGGTGGGCAGGACGAACTTATCTATCTAGATATTGGCGCGGCGATTACTGGACTGGTTGTTAATTTTCCATCTGATGGCAACAGCGTGATCGGGCAGACCGTTTCGGTATTTTCCCGTAGTGCGGTCAACGCGACCGTGACTTATCCGATTGGAACTGAAGTTCCTACCGCACCCACCGCACTCGTTGCTGGCATCTTGTATTCTTGGACGAAAGTTCAGGCGAGCACATGGGCCGGATGGCGTTCCGTAGCATACTAACCGATGCCAGTCGCCTACACAGCCGCACGCACCGCACTTGCGCCCTACGTCGACAATGGCGTAGCGGCGACCGATACCTCGCGCATTGACTCGCGGATCGACGAGGCGCAGCGACGGCTGGCCGACCACTACAACTTCCTCTCCCGCAGGGAAGAGAGCGCCCGAACCGCGCTGACGTGGCAAGCCGGGGGCACGACCGGAAATCCGGCAACGGCTGATCTCATCGTCGACAATATCGATGCGACCAAGAACATGATCTTGTCGCTGTGGCGTGAGGAAAACAACCAGTTGGATCTGGCCACGGCATTGGAGACCAAGGCGTATTCCTACATCGAGCGCAATATCGTCAATGACGTTGAACGCGAGCGGCGGACCGCATTCGAGACTTTGGCGGCAACCAGCCAGAATACCTTCGGGGGTTTGTCCGGCCGTCTCGGGTTGGAGACGCTCGTCCAATACAGGCTTCCAGAAAGCCGACTCAAGAGCTTCATCAACCAAGCCTACCAGCAGGCGATCGATCACCATAACTTCATCAGTCGTCGGGAAGATAAATCACGGACGCCACTGACTTTTACCGCTTTGTCGGTGAACTCCGACGCTTTCAACGCGCTTCTTCCGGTCGAAGTCGTCCGGCTTCTGGCTCTGGCTTTGATCGTTACTGATAGCGGGGGAGACGGCGGTGGCCTGAAATCCCAAGCCTTCGAACTTATCGACCGCAACGTAACGACTTTAGTTGAGCAGACTCGCCGTGATACCGCGGGGGAAGAGGGTCGGCTGCACAATGAACTTCCTGAAGGTGTGCGCGTGGCGACTGCCCGGCTGACTCAATACTTGACCCAAGCGGCGACCGATGCTTCCACGCACTACGACTTTCTCGCCAGACGTGAAGACTACTCGTCCGGATCAAAGCCCGCTACTTTCCCATTCGAGATCCGAAAGAAGTTGGTTGAATCTTATATCGCCACGACGAGCGGGGTGGTCGATGTAGCCACAGCAATCAAGCAAGAAGCGTTTTCCCTGATCGAGCGTGACTTGATGACCAATGTCGAAGCCGCTCGGAGAGCAACTGGAGGTGAAGCCGGGCAGCTTCACAACGAACTCCCCGAAGGTGTGCGGGTGTCCACGACGCGCATAAACACGTATTTGGCGCAAGCGGCAACGGAAGCCGGTTTGCACTGGGATTTCTTGGCCCGCCGGGAAGATTACTCCAGCGGAACCAAGCCAAACCCTTTCTCTTACGAGGTCCGCAAGCTCTTGGTTGAATCTTATGTAGCCACGGCCAATGCGGCATTGGAGGTGGCAGCGGCTAAGAAGAACGAATCTTTCCAAATCATCGAGCGTGATCTAATGCAGGGTGTTGAGAGCGTGCGGAGACAAGCGGCTGGAACGGAAGGTCGTCTCCATAATGAGTTGCCGGGTGGGCTACAGATTCCCACCACGCGGCTGACCACTTATCTAACCCAAGCGGCCACGGAAGCGGGTGTCCATTGGGATTTCTTGGCCCGCCGGGAGGATTACTCCTCGGGCGTGAAGCCCAATCCGTTCCCCTACGAAGTGCTCAAGTCGTTGGTTGAATCCTATGTCGCGACGGCCAACGCCGCTCCGGATGTGGCAGCATCACTCAAGCAAGAGGCATTTACCACGATCGAGCGCGACTTGATGCAGAACGTCGAAGCCGCCCGTCGTGCCACGGCCGGAGAAGCGGGGCGCTTGCACAATGAACTGCCCGAGGGTGTGCGGATCGCCACGGCCCGTATCAACGAGTATCTGAGCCAAGCCGCCGCCGAGGCTGGCGCTCACTGGGACTTCTTGGCCCGTCGTGAGAACTATTCGAGCGGAACCAAACCAAATCCTTTTACCTATGAAGTGCGGAAAAAGTTCGTGGAAAGCTATGTCGCGACCGGGGCTGGTCAAATCGAAGCCGCGTCGGCGCTCAAAGCCGAAGGCCAAGCGTTGATCGAGCGCGACCTGATGACCGAAGTCGAAGCGGCCCGTCGGGCTGCGGCGGGCGACGAGGGCAAGCTGCACAATGAACTACCCAACGGGGTCACGATCCCGACTAATCGTTTGACCACCTATCTGTCCCAGGCTTCGACCGAGATCGGGGCGCAGCAAGACTTCCTCCAACGCCGCGAGGATTACAACGGTTCCGCGCCGACGCCGACCTACGAGCAGAGGAAGATCTTGGTCGAAAGCTATCTGGCGACTTCGGCGGGACAGCCGGATGTGGCGACCGCGCTCAAGCAGCAAGCCCTGGCTGCGGTCGAACGCGATGTGATGACTGCGATCGAAGCCGCCCGGCGCTCGACCCGTGAAGCGTTGCTCGCTTCGGCTAATGACAGCTTCGGCTACCACTGGGGCCGGATCGGGCTGGAGCTTCCCGAGGCTTACCGACTCTCGGACTCCGCCGTGAAGCGCATGGTCAACGCGGCCGAGGAGCAACTGATGTTTGCCGGTAAGTGGGTTGGCACCGTGGCCGAGTATACCCTTTCGGTCTCTACCACAGGTGAGTTTTTCCTCCCCCGTGAGGTCGAGACGATTCTCTACATGTCTTTCGACGGCGATCCCAAGCCCGTGCATGATCGGCTCAATGAGTGGATTCGTGGTGGCACGGGCTACCGCGAGACGGACGACAAGTGGCGTGAAGGCGCGGTCGACCGCGGCGAGGCGATTGATCCGGCCGATGGGTTCCTCAAGCGGAAGTATTGGATTACGCTACCGAACGTGGTTCCGGTAGTTCGGATCTTGGCCAAACGCCGCTTCGTCCCCCATACCACGGACGCCGAAAAGATGTATCTGCGTAACTACCAAGCGATCTACGAGGCGACCAAGGGGATTCTCCTGGGCGGCGAGCAAATCACCCCCCACATTGAAAAGGCCAAGGAGATGCTGGCTGGCCAGATCGCCCAACAAAACTTTTCCGGAAACCGCGGAGCCGCCCACACCCGTCGCGTTTACCAGTTTCGGTGATATAGTAATAACCGCATAATGGCTGACCAACTGACAGAAACCAAGACTGTGACTCCTTTGGATGTGCTGGAAAAGACCATGTTCCAGTTCCCCCAAGTTGACTGTCCGTTGGTGCACCGCTTTACCGACGGTATGTATATCCGCGAGATCTTCATGCCAGGCGGGACAGCGGTGACCACGTTGCGGCACAAAACGAACCACCCGTTTGTCATCACCAAGGGGAAAGTCTCAGTCTGGAATGATGGTGAGGTGGAAGAGTTAAAAGCTCCCTACGTCGGAATTACCAATCCTGGAACTCGGCGTCTCATCATTGTCCACGAAGACACCGTCTGGATCACGTTTCATGTCACGGATAAAACCGATCCGGACGAAATTGCGGAAATCATCTGCGAGATTGATGTGAATCCGATGCTTGATGAAGAAGATCACCGCAGAGCCATGTGGCGCAAAGAGCAACGCGGAGAGATCGCCCGTCCAGAAGAAATCGGACAGCTTATGGAGGCAAGTTTATGAGTCTTGGACTTAGCGCAACAAGTGCGGCGATTTTAGGTGGTGCGTCCGTTCTATCGGCCGGTATCGGAGCGGCCGGTGCTTCGGGTATGTTTGGTGGAGGCGGTAGCGGCAGCGCAACACCAGTCCCACTTACCCGGTTGCGTAAGATCGCAAACCAGAACGTCAATAGGATCAGAAACGAAGCAAACACCGTATTGCTGCCGCAGATCAAAAGACTGTCCGACGACCTGATTCAGAAGACTGACGAACTGGTCGCCGACGGTGGTCGACAACTTAATGACGAAGAGAAAGCGTTGTTGGATCGCTTGAAAGCGAACGACACTGCCCTGACCGAACTTCAAGACAGCGAAGATGCTCTCTTGAAAGAAGACCTCGACGCGCTTACCAACGATCTGAAACAGGGCATGGCGCTTTTGGACGCCACCGACAGGGAAGAATTCAATACTGCTCTAAGTTCGTTCAACGAACGGGCGGCGGAACTGACGGGCGATTATGATGAACGGGCCTCGGGAGTTACCCGAGAAGCGGACACGGAATCACTTGATACGATCAACCGCTTCAACGCGGATAGTCTCAGCCTCGGGGATCGTTTTGCCGAACAGACGAACCAAGCCCTCGGGAAATTCGAATCCTTTATTTCGGCGGACAACGCTTCGCAAACCTTAGACACACTGACCCAAAGCATCTTCGACACCCGCCAAAAACTAATTGCCCAAGCCGACCCCCGAGCCAAAGAGCTTGCCGCACTTGTTGACGAAAATGCCTCCGCCATGCTGAGTGGTCGCATCTCGGCCGACATGCAAGCCAACGTGGCGCGGTCGAGTGCAATGCGGGCTTTGCAAGGGGGCTTCGGCGCTTCGGGGCAAATGGGTCGGGGGTTGACCGCCCGTGACTTGGGTCTGACTTCGCTCGACCTCATGCAGCAGGGAACCAAGATGTATGATGACCAGCGTCGACTCAACTACGACACACGGGTCGCCGGCATCGAGAGCATCGCGTTAGGTCAGTTCGGTGAATTGCGGACTGGGCAAGATTCCCTGATGAGGAATTCCCTTGATGCGGCCCAGAGTGATCGAGATCAACGGCAGGATGTTTTCAAGACCTCTTTGGACAGCAACTTGGGGCGAATCGGTGACCGCGCCACCCGTGATCTGGGTATTGCCGGCTCAGTCCTGCAATCGGGACTGGAAACCGGGAGGCTCGGATTCGACGCACGGCGAGACAACATCTCGGAGCGGACAACCCGTAATGCGAACAACCTTACGAATATTTTTGATCGCAACTTTGTCAGTCGTCAGTCCGTCTACGGAGAAAACCTTAATACAGGGCGCTCGATCTACACTACCAATGCCAACGCGGCAGGTAATATTTTCAGCACGAAAGCCGACTCGATTCTTCAAAATACCGGCCAGAGAATCGGCGCGAGAAACAACGCTTTCACTGCCGGAGTAAACGCGCAGAGCCGAGTATTTGATACGATAAGCGGGGCAATCCAAGGTGGGTCCGCTACTTTGGCCGATGCAACAATGGCCAACTGGGCCAACAACAACGCCTGGAATGCTTCAAAGGCTACAACCACACAGAACTTGTGGGGCAGTGCCATCAACTCGGGGATGACCGCGTTTGGAAATCTGGCCAGTAGTGTCGTTAATCGAAAGGCGAGTAACCCCTATGGGTTTAATAATTTCGACAGCGGGTCAGGGACAGGAGCATAATTATGGCTGAATCTTGGCTCAGAAGTTATCCCATCGCAGCCCCGGACCCCGTTCCGTGGGGTTGGAACCCTGCTGCTACGTTTCAGACCGCGTTTAATGATGCACAAGAGGAGAAGCGGGCACAAGAAAAGATGGCTCTGGAAAACGAGCTTGCTCAAATCTTGCTCCCGCAGAAACGAGCCGAGGCTGAGTTTAATCTCAAGAAACTTGCTTACGACACCGAGCGTCTGACGCTCGTCAATAAACTTCAAACTGAAGACATCGAGGAGCGCCGTCGCCTACTGAGATCTGGTGGGAGTGGGCAAGGTGGTGGTGGGGGTAACAATGCTCCGGCTACCAATGCACAGCAGCCTCCGGCTCAACCGCGTTTCCGGCCGTTTGGGACTTCAGCACCTCAAACCAGTCAAGAGGAGATGGTGACCATCTAAAGCTATGGATGATCTCAAACAATTTATCTATTCGCAGCCGAATCCTCGCACGGGGAAAAACTATGCCCCAGGGGAGCAAATCCCGAAGAGTGAGTATGCCGCCCTTACCGCAAAGTTTGAGGGCGCTTCGGCTCCTGCGGCGGATATGTCCAGCTTCACAGGAAGTAAGCCGAATCCGCTGACGAATCTACCCGAAGCCCCAGCCTACGAACCCCAAACCTTGAGCCTGACCGAGCAGGAAATGCAACCGACCCTGGTGTCGGAAAATCCAGTCGTTCGTTTTGCGGAGAGTCAGCCTGAACCCCAAGCGCAAGCACAACAGGCTCCGGCCGCACAAGCTGCCCCGCAAGATGACTTCTACAACTGGACCACGAATACCTACAAAGAAGATCTGCAAAGGTATAAGGGCGACTTGGCCGCACTGACTGAGGAACTCAACCAAGGGCGGATCAAGACACCGCAGTTTCTCTCACGGAAAAAGCTGTTGGAGAGTGAGTTCAGCCCGGTGATCGCCAGCGCCATCCCGAATTTCGATTCACAGCAGCAAGCTCTTTTCAAACAACTGACGGATGCCGGAGTCGCTTCTGAAGATGCCGTCTTCCAAGTCGGCTCGATGCGGCGTGCCAACACCGGAGCAAGCGTTGATCCCAAGGTTTTGGACGATCAACTTAACCAGTCGAGCTATCGCTTGGCACAACTCACCGAAAAAGGCTTTGAGGAAGCCTCGCCCGAGGTTCAGAACGAAAAGGCGATCTACCAAGGGCTGCAAGAACAACGCTTGGGTCGCCAAAAAACTTCCTCGCTAAACAAACTTTATGAGAACACGGCTGATCTCAAGGCCCTTGAAATGTCGTTCAAAGGCGGTGAGATCAATGAAGAGACTTACAACACCAAGAAACTGGAACTCAGCCAAGTCCGCCCTGAGATCCGCAGAGCCGCACTGACCGAAGACCCTTCGAGAATCATCGACACCAGTGTCTTCGAGACCGACCCCAAGACAGGAGCCTTCACGTTGAAGGGTAGGGAGGATCTCGCCGCCGCATTAGAGCCCTACAAGGGCAGTGTTGTTGGCATCTCGGGCAAGTTCAAAGGCAGTGAGACTTTAGTGCCAAAAGTTGTGACGCCTGCATATATAAAGAGCGTGCTCGATGGGAAAGATGTGGCACCTCGTGAAGAGACGCCCCAAGCGCCAGCACCCGAAAGCGCCGTGAGTGCCGCCCGAGCGTTGAAGAAAGTTGGCTGGGCCACGGACTTCGTCGGAGATCCAAGCATGGTTGCAGCCAATGTTGTCCGACGGTATGCCGTCGATCCCGTCGCTAAAAGCGCGGTGCCTTGGGTCACGGGCTTTGTCAGCGAACTTCTGAAAAAAGAAGAAGAGGAGGAATAGGGCTGGCGCTGACCCAGTCGTCCTTTGGCCGGCTCTGTTTTACGGCTATATTAAGCGATGATTTCGGACGAGGAATTCAACTGGCTGGTCAACGAAGCTGGAGTCGACACGGAAGAGGAAACTCTGACTCGACCAAGCCTGACTCTGCAAAGTCGTCCAGAGGATTTCAGTGACGTAGAAGCTGTTGAGCCCGAACCGGAACAAGAGTTGTCCGATGATATTTGGGCGCAACTTGGGATCGGCGAAGATGAGTTGATGGATTACCGTCCGGAGCGCACCCTTCGCGAAGAGTTCTCGACCGGCCTAGATCGCGGTGTCGACCAGACCCAAGGTCTCGGCTACGGGTTGGTCGGGCTCATGGGGCAGGCACTCGGGGTGGAGGGAATCGAGGAGTTCGGGCTGGATAATTACGTCCGCAAGATGGAGGAGGCGGCACAGAACCAAGCTACGGTGCAGGATCCCTTCGAGGAGATCGAGGGGGCAGGGGATGCGGCGACCTACGCGGCAGGGCTCTTGGGTGAGCAGATTCCGCAGTTGCTCGCTTCAGCGGTCGGTGGCGGCATCGGCGGTTTCGTCGGTAAGACCTTGGCCAAGCGGATCGTGGCCAATGAAGTCGGTAAGCGGGTGGCGGCAGGGATGGCCGGACGGGAGTTTGCCAACAAAGCGGCAGAGATTACGGCTCGTGGTGAGGTAACCAAACAAGCAGCCAAAGAGGTCGCCGAGCAGGTGGCCCAAGGTGCGCTCATGCGGGAAGGGCAAGCCGCAGCCCGCGGTGGTATCGCGGGTGCTTACCTCGCCAACTTTGGCCAGATCGCGGGAGGGAGCTTCGGGCAGATCGCGCAAGAGACGGGTGAAGGGGATGCCTTGGCGGCGGCAGCTTTTGCAGTGCCAGGAGCGGCACTCGATACTTTGGGTGAGGTCTTCATTGCCGGAAAATTTCTCAAACCTTTCACCAAGGCGGGACGGGCGGCAGCAGAGGGTGTCGATACGGCGACGGGTATCTCGTTCCCGGGCCGTGTGGCCCGAAGCGTGGGCGTTGGTCTTCCTGCTGCGGCAACCTTGGAAGGTGGCACCGAGTATGTGCAGACCGGATTGGAGCAAGCCGCTCTCGGTGCAGCCGATCCGAATCGGACGATCGAAGAAACTGTCCTGAATCCCGAAGCCGAACGTGAACGTAGGATCGCTGCGGCGGCGGGTGCCGTGGTCGGTGGCGGTCTCGGTGGCGCGGGCAGTGTTGTCGAAGCACTGGCCCCGCAGACGGCGGAGAAGTTGCGGCAGTTGCCTCCTCGTCAGGCAGATCAGGCTCCGGCTGAACCTGGTGCTGCTTTACCTGGACAGTGGTCGCAGCCCGTCGATGTCGGCGGAATCACCATGCGTAAGAGTGCCTCGGGTATCTGGGCGGCGATCAATCCTCCGGACGATCTGGACCCCGCGGCCCCGCGCAATACGCTTGAAGACGGATCGAATGTCGTGGTGCTGCGTAGTGCAGCGGGCGAGCAGAACGCTTGGCTTATTGAGGAAGCGGAGAGTGCCTTAAACGAAGTTTCTGAAGGGCAGACCACCGATGATTTAGCTGGTGAGGAAACAAATCAAATCGCCGATGACGAAGATGAGTTAGGTGAGGATGCGGAGCTTCAAGAAGTCCGTGAGGGGTTGGCCATCGGTGAAAAGCCCCAGCGCCGAGATCTTGGTATGGGTCAGCCGATAAAGTCCGCCGAAGAATCGGCGCGGGCCATCGACGACATTTATACTGAAGCTGAAAGGACGGGACAAAGTCCATTCGGTGCATTGTTCCAGCGCAAGCGGGCCGATGCAGAAAACTCCCGCGAAAGAAAAATCAACGAGCGGATGCTTCAGTGGGGTCGCATCATTGCCCGTAAACCCGACGAAACAAAACAATTCGTTGACGGTCTTAACCCCGGCGATCGGGTCAGTATTGTCTCTGGAGATATTGGCGACGACAACTTTTCCGAAACCACGGGGGTATTTGTAAAGCGCCGGCCGAGCGGCAATGCCGTGTTCAAAGTGGCAAGGCTCTCTCCACGCTCGGCGGAAGCGAGCGCAGAACAAAGGGCACGCGGCGAAACATTAGTCGGTCGCGTGCAGCGGATCGATATAACCCCTGATAAATTCAATCGCATCAGCTTGGCCCCACCGCCGGAGTCGCGACCGTTGGTCAGTCCGTTCGAAGAGACGATGCGTGAATTGCTCGGAACGAATCCCGACAAGCGTTCCGCTGGGCAAGCTCTGGGATCTCCGTTTACGGGGGCAGGGGCTCCGCAAGAAACAACGATCAGCAACCGGATGGGCAGCGGGCCGATCCCCGTTCTGGTGAGATGGTTCAACAAAAAGGGTGAGAAGGGCACAGTCATTCCGACATTCAAAGGCAAGTTCACAAACTCGCCACTGACGACGGTATTCCAGATGAACGAAGGTCTTGGCGTCGAGGTGCCGGATGACCAGTTGGCCGACCTTAGTCCGGACATTCAAGTTGAACCGGTCAGCAATAAGAAAGGTGGTCGTAAAAACATTGTGACCGCGGTCAATCTCTGGGGCCGCACTTACCGCCGCGGTAAAACACCTGATGATTTTTCAGTCGACCTTCCATTGACTTCTCGCGGTGGTAAATCGAAGAGGCGTGGATTGTGGCTTTTCGATGAAATCTATCGCAACGCGCCCGAACGCATAGCGATGAGCGAAGCCGGTAGACAAGCGGCTGAAACGCGCCAAGGTGGGCCACTTGAAGAACAACTACGCCGTGTGGCCGGTAACATCGCCAAGCTCGATGCGGTGGAGAACATGTTCTACCAAGACGACTTCCAGAGGGCGACCGACTTCTTGGAGGACTCCAATCTTCCGGAAAATGAAAAGCGTTTGGCACAGCAAATGGCGCAAGACAAAGTCGTTTTGGCCTACGAAAAAGCTGCCCGCACCAGCCGGGGAGCACCGTTTCGTGCGGAGGGGCGCGATCAAATTGCCAAGCGGTTGACAGAGATCTTGGCTGAACTTCGGGCTGAAGAACTGGCGCAGGCCAAAGACAAAGCTCTCTCCTCGATCTATGGCGACGTGCGCGGCTCGAAGGAAATCCGGTCGGCCCAGACGCGGGTCAATCGCCTAACCGGAAAAGCTCTCGGCAGCGTGCGGCAACAAAGTCCCGAGCGTTCGCTGGAGAAACTCGGCGCTTCGCAGCGTAATCTGGCTAAGACACCGAACGAGGTGCAGAAGCAAGCCTTTGATGACTTGGAAAACTTCTTGGAGGGTCAGGCGCTTGCCGGAAAATCCCGCGAGGACATCGAGAAGCAAATCCTCGGCCGCATTGAAAAGGGCACATCGGGAATGCTCAACAAGGCCAAGACAATCCTCGAAAAAGAATTTACGGAAGGGCTCAAAGGTAACGCAAAAGGCGATGTCGTTCGCGCTATCAACCAAGTAGCCGACCGTTACCGCCGTCTTGGGCGGTTCAATCCAATCGGTATTGCGACCCGTGCAGCCTTCTCGGCCAAGCGGACGATCCGCCGCCAAGAGAGCAATGATCCTACGGTCAATATGACCGACCGAGAGGCTGAACAATCTGCGACTCGCCAAACCCCCGTCGACACCGAGACGCGGCAAGCCGCGGTGACTGGGGAATTAGAGCGGGTGCCAGAGACGCGGGAAGCCGAAGTCGGGCAAGTTGAACTTCCGGAAGACGATAACCAACAGACAGAGGAAGGTGCCGTCGCCGCTTCCGAAGAGGGTGATGTCCAAGACGCATTGGAGCAAGGCCGCGACCGCCTTCTTCAGATCAATGACGACGATCTGGACCTCGTTCTCAGGAATAGAGCCCTACTTCAAGATGAACGCGGAAGGGCTCTTCGTGGTCAAAAGAGCAGCCTCAATGCGGCTCAACGTAGACGAGCCCGTGAAATTGAACGATTTATATCAGGAGAACTAAACTATGAAGACATCTACCCCAACGCCCCAAGAGGAGGAGGAGACACCGCCGTCACCGATGGTGCTGTCGCTGCTGGCCGGACGAGCCCTGGAGAAGTATTATCCGGAGCTTCTCAATCAGTTGCCCGCGGAGGTGCAGGACCGCGTGGTCAGCGGAGATCAGACCGTGTGGGCGGACTTAATCAAGGAGCAGCCGGAACTGTTCAGGGAAGCCCCGTTCAGCGCGATGGAGGATCTGGCGTTCCAGCACCTCTTGACCCCCAAGCCGTCCGCGCAAGAGCCCGAGCTACTACCCGACGATTCGTCCAGTCCTTTGCCCGCCTAACCGACGCGGAGCTAACTGCGCTTTCCGATGCCGAGCTTGATCGCGCCAGGCAAGCCATCCTCAATGAACGCGACCCAGCCGAGGCGCTGGCCAATCGCGTAGCGATCGGATCCACGGCGGCATCCGTCGCCGACTTGGCGCGGCGTTCGGGTTTGGATCTGCTGCGTGGAGCGGCGGCTGAACTGGCCACCGAGCAAGCCAACCGAGACGCAGTTAACACGGCCCGTGAAAATCTCGGGGCGTTGCTGAAGAGTGGCGCATTTGCTGACGCCAACACGTTTTTAGATCGTGTAGCGGCGACTGGGTCGATGCCGCGGGACATCGTCCTCCGTGCGCGGGAGTTCTTAAAGCTCGCTCGGCCTGAGATTAACCTGGACCCGAGACTTAGAAGGGGAGCCCGTAGAATTGATTTCAACAACGTCGGTATCCAGATCGGACGCTTCGGGCCGGATACCTCATGGGCCGGACTAACCACGGGAGGTAGTGGCGGCTACAACATCACAATCAATTTGGATGCCGTGCACGACCGCGACAGCGTGGTCAACACGATGCTGCACGAGCTTCAGCATGTTGTCCTCAAGGAGAAAGTCGCCCGCCGCATTCCACTCAACCGAGTCGAGCAGGAGGCGCTTGATCGATTGGAGGGTATCCGCCGTGACGTGGTGATCCGTGCCGCCCGCTCTCGTGGATTGACGGTGCCGGACCGACCCACTGATGTCGACGTGGCCAATCTCTCCGAGGAACTTTACCGACAGGCGTTGCCGGATGTGGAGAACGGTGATCGGTCTTTAGCCTCTTTACGCAACTTGGAGGAATTCGTCGTCGAGGTATCGAGCAATCCAGAACTGGCCGACCTCATGGTGCGGCTCGGATTCGGCGAAGGCAGAGGTAGGGTCACTATGCTCGGGGCTTTGAAGAATGCTTGGGACTCCTTGGTTCAATTCATCACCGGGGTCAAAGCCGATCCCAATTCCCCGCTGGCCAAAGCCTTCAAAGATTCTTGGGTGGTCACCTTCGCCAATGCCGGAGCCGACCTTAACTTGGGTGAATACACGATCCCTGAAGTCCGCCGCACGGCAATGGCCGACGAATTAGCCAAGTTGGCTGAAATCCGCGCCTTCATTGATGCACGTATCGAGGAGCAAAACTTGGCCGGCACGACCGAGGAGCGGAATCGTTTATTGGCCGAGTGGAGCAAGATGAACTCCACCCCAGCCGTCGCTGCCGCCCGCAAGGCTCGCCGCAAAACCGAACGTAGACAAAAAGCCGCTGAAAAGCAGCCAGAAGCTCCGGCGCAAAATGTCGTAGAACCTCAAGCTGCTGCCGCGCCCGCTCCAGCGCCCCAAGAAACTACCGAGGCAAAAACACCGCAAAAAAGAATCAAGCGCCAGAAAACTAAAGAGCCAAAGGATTTGGCCCCCAAAGCGCCAAAGCAGCCTGAAAAGAAAACGAAGAAAAAAGAGGAAGGCGTCGAACAAAGCAAAGAACTCGAAGAGCAAGACGGCTTTGGACTTGATTGGTCAGCATGGAGAGAAGCAAACACCCGCCGCGGATTCAAGCGCGTCAAAACAGCCAGGCTTCCGATGGGACATTCTTTCTGGAAGCTGTGGAAAAGCGAAAAGGAATGGCTTCGCGCTTCAGGCTACTCACTAAAGAAACGCGACAGAAACCAATGGGAGGTGAACAAATGGGAGCAAGGCGACAGCGTAGTTCTCCCCAAAGAGAGCGACATCCCTGACTCGGCTTTTACTGATACCGTCTCGGAGTCGGTCGCTATCCGGAGGACTCCGCAGGAAACAGGCGAAACCCTGCTGCAACTGTCCCGTGACATGGAGCAGAGGTTTTTCTCGTTCCCCCGTGTTCTGTCCGACAGCACTGACTTGGAGACAGTATTGTCTTCCGTAGACAAGACCCGCTTCCGGATCCTCAACACCTCCGACAACTCGATAGCGATCGCCGTAGAAGATCAGATTATTCCAGGGATGCGCGTGGAATACGCCTCGTGGAAAGAGGGCAGCGAAGAGCCTCTCTCGCTTACGGCCGAAGGTGATTCGGTAGTTTTACCAAAAGAGGACGCCATTCCGGAGTCGGCATTTCTTGACCCTGACGATGTGGACATACCTACGGCGGCAATTACCGAACCCTCGACGCGGGGTTTTGAAGTGCTGCGTGTGACCAATGATGGTGTGGAGATCCTCGAAAATGGAAATAACCGAGTCGTCCCGACTGAAGACGTTATCGACTTCAAAAATATCAAAATCAAACGGCTCACCGACACCGACTTTTATGTCGACTCCGGCTCCGGTTCTTTCGGCGGCATTGCCTCCTCTTCTGCCATATATCAAGCGATCTACCAGTGGGCGCTGAACAACGGATTTCGCATCGTTCCCGATCCCCGAGGAACCACCCCTGCTGGAAACTACCGTCGCAACGCCCATCAACTGTCTTCGGCCCTACGTTCCGGCAGCGCAGATCACTTCATTCCGACTAACGACCAACTTTCCCGAGCGTTTCCGATGGCGACGAATCGCCCCGAGAATGTCGCGGCTCGCAGAAACCTATGGAACTCAGCGACAACTGAAGAAAAAATTGCTGCGCTAACTCGCGCCGAAAAAAGTTATGTTGAACAAGTTATCCCGGAACTTGTCTCAATGAGATATGACCCAACTTCCGACAGCTTCATCGACGACAAATCAGGCAAATCCCTCAGTAGAGAACTCGCGGGAGAGAGACTTGCTTCGCTCACTAAGGAAAAGAAAGGACGAGGGGCTTTTGACCCTGAGCGAATCGGAATTCGAACAATGTCTCGCTATAGTGCGGCGAAGGCCGCATCTGAGGGACTTTTCGGACGAGAGTCTGAGGGGGATAATAATCGGCGACCTAATCTAGGTCCTGTAGCCTATTCTGTAGCACGCGGTCGTGTCTGGCGTCCGGTGACCCGCCGCACTCCGACCGGCGGCACGATCACCCAAGGCGGCATGTTCGCCGTCGATGAGCTTCTCGATAAGAAAGCCGGTGACCTCTACCGCTCAAGCCGGATGGCGATCAAGGTCGATGTCGCGACCATCGAAGATCTCTCGCGCCTCTTGGAGCGTCAGATGAAGAAATTCTACAAGGGCCAGACACCGCCAGTTGAAACGATCAACACGGCTCTTGGTAACTTGGACAACCCGTTGACCCCAGAGCAGATCGCCGAGATCGAGCGGATGCGGGCGAACGGGCAGACCAACCAAGCGGCCAAGAAACGCGACCAGTATATCCGCGACAATCGCCGTAACTTTAAGCAGAACAAACAGACGCAAGCCTTGGCCCAGTTGCCGGAGGAACTTGCTGCGACGATCCGCGAGATGTCGGCGCACATCGAATCGCTATCGCGCCGTCTGCCGAATGAGGGCTTGGTCAATGGTGACTTGGCGATCACGGTCGACGAAGCCCTCGGCACTTACCTGAATCGCAGCTACGCGATCTTTGACGATCCGCAGTGGGCCGACCGCGTGCGTAAAGACCCGAAGGTCATGGACGCGGCCCGCAAATACATCAGCAGCAGCTTGGTCAAAGACAAAACAACTGAGCTTATCGCCACTGCCGCCGAGGACGGGCGCACGCTATCCCGTGAGGATGCTTTGGTGATGGCCAATGACTCGGTGACCGAAGATGAAGTGGAGAACCTCCTCGAAGGCTATCTCGCCGTGGGGCAAGAAGCCCCGACCATCGAAGTGCTCTCCGGTCGTATTCCAGGGCAGAAGAATCTCAGCATGTTCTACCAGCGCGGCAACATCGCGCCGGAAATCCAAGCCCTCTGGGGACGCTACGAAGATCCGAAGATCAACTACGCCAAGACCGTGATGAAGCTCTCCAGCGTCATCGCCAACGATAACTTCCTCAAGGAACTGCGCGACATCGGTATTGAAGAGGGCTGGCTCTGGAGTCGTGAGAACAATCCCGACGACACCCGCCACCCTCCGGGCTACGTCCGGATCTCGACCGAGAAGAACCCTTCACTGACACCGCTCGGCGGCATGTATGCCCACCCGATGCTGGCCGAGGGTCTCTTCAAGATGTTCCCCGTCGGAGGTGCCGAAGAGCATTACTGGTGGTTGCGGTCGGCCATGAAGCTGACGGGCATCTCGATGGCGACCAAGACGGTCGGATCGGTGGCGTCCCAGATCCGTAACTACTTGGGTAACTACTTGAACTTGGTGGCGACGGGTAACTTGGGTCTGGGTGATATCGCCCCGGGCAGCGACTTCTGGCAGAGGTTCAAAAATTCTAATGACACCGTCTTGGCCAACACGTTCGGCAAATACCGCAACATGAGCCGTGCCGAGTGGCGGACCAAAATCGACGACTACATTAGCCGCGGCATTGTCGGTGAGTCGATCACCACCGGACTCCTTGAAGATCTCCTCACGGCCAGCCGCCGCGCCGGAAGTCCTGATTGGGGTGACTATGTTTGGAATAAGGTCGGTGAGCCTTTCAAGAAAGTGACCGACTTTGCTGTCCGCACTTACTCCTCCGGTGACGACTGGTTCAAGGTGATGATCTACGAGGCCGAGCAGGACAAATACCGCCAAGCCTATCCCGACTGGGACGATAACAAGGTCAAAGAGAAAGCCGCGGAGATCGCCCGTGACATCCACTGGACCTACTCGCTGGCCCCATCCATCGTGCAGGATCTCAAGAAGTTCCCCTTCATCGCGCCGTTCGTGACCTTCACGAGCGAAGTTATCCGCACCACTTACAATCTGCAAAAGCTGGCCCGCCAAGAAATCATGGAGGGCCGGGCTACGGGCAACAAGGAACTCGAAGCGATCGGCTGGAAGCGTGTCCGTGGTATGACCACGGCAGCTTTTCTTCCCCTCGCGGTGGGTTCCGCTTCGATGGCGATGGCGGGAATCTCCGGGGAGGACGAAGAAGACCTCCGCCGCTTCTTGCCCGACTGGCAGAAGAACAGCCAGCTTCTCCTCTTCCGTAAGGAGAATGGTGAAGTCGACTTCGTCGATGTTAGCTTCCTCGATCCCTACGAGTATTTCAAAAAGCCTCTGTATGCGTTCATGCGTTCGCTGCGTAACGCCGACAGCGCCGACGATATTCTCCTCAAAGGCACGATGGACATGGTGCGCCAGGCTCTCGATCCTTTCACGAGCGAACAGATCTTCTCCGGAGCAATCATGGATGTGATGCGGAACCGCGATGCGGCCGGACGCCAGGTCTACAACCCGCAGGACACCGGAGCGAACATCGGTCTGAGCGTGGCCCGCAAGATTTTCTACGATCCCTTCATCCCCGGCACCGTGAACAGTGTCGAGCGGATCGGTAAAGCCGCCTTCGGAATCGAGAGCGAGACGGGTCGCGCCTATAACCTCTTCAACGAAATCGGCAGCGTAGTGGCTGGTCAGCGTGTCTCCTCGGTCGACGCGCAGCAGGCCCTTCAGTTCAAGTCTTCACGCTTCATGCGCGAGATACGTGATGCTTCGTCCCTCTTCAACCGCGAGTTCACCACCCAAGGCACCCGCTCGGCTGGCGATGTGGTCGATGGCTACGAGCGTTCTAATGCCGCCCGCCGCAGCCTGATCGACTCAATCCGCCGGGACTACCTCGCCGCCATCCGCCTCGGGGTTCCCGTGCAGCGGGCCAAAGCGATCCTCCGCGACGGAGGTCTCGGCGGCGACACCATCAAGATGGTGACCACCGGAATCTACAAACCCTACAACGCGAGCGAGCAGAGCCTCGACTTGGTTCGCGCCCGCGGTAAGAGCGACCGTATCTCGGCCTACAACCAAGCCCGCCGCTCGGCCGCGCCCCGCGAAGTCCTCGCCGATCGATGATAGTAACCGATACCAGCGTGACCCCGCCCGGCGGTTGGCGTTACGTCCAACCGGAAACGGGCTTCGAGTTTGCCGCTTCGACCTTGCGGGAACTGGTCAAGAAGGTGACCTCCCATCGCGAGGCCAATGGCATTGCCGTGGGCGATCCCTCGGCCGACATCCAAGACTTTGTCTGTGCCCAGCTTCCGGTCGGCAGCGAGAGTTGCAGTCACGTCATCGAGGGTGACTACGCACTCAAGACCCACTTCACGATGGAGGATGTTAAGCGTTTCATCCAAGCCGCGGTCTCCGCACTCGCGGGGAGGGGCCTCGTCGATCAGACCGAAGCCGAACGCCGGGCCGCACTCTGTGCCTCATGTCCCCTGAACACAACAGTCAAAGGATGCTGGCGGTGCAAGGGTTTGGCCGAATGGCTCTTCAAGCTGATCGGTGCGCGGACCACGGCACATGCTTCACGGCTCAACCAATGCGGCGTCTGCGGTTGCGCGATCAAGGCGAAGATCTGGTTGCCGCAGGATGTGGCCCAGAAGGTCAGCGAGGGTTACACTTTCCCCTCGTGGTGCTGGCTCAATGACAAACCACTCTCGACGGGAATTGAACCCGTATCGCAGCCTTGAGAGGGCTGTGTCCTAACCGTTAGACGACGAGAGCAGACTAAACCCGATGAAATCACCGGAATCGGTCTGGCACAATAATTTTCGAATCCTCTTGCAGGGGCTCCTCCGGAAGCTCTTCCCCCTTCATCTTCGCGACCTCCCGCTGGAGAGCGCGATTGACCTGGTTGGACAGCGTGACCGAGGAATTGATCGCATTAAGAAGAAGCGACTGCTGGAAAAAGATCTGCTGTAGGAGGGCATCGCCCTCGGACATGCCTTCGTTTTTAGTCTCTTCGATCTTCTTACCGAGGTAAGTCGCCACGGCTTTCAGGCTATGGCTATGGATGGGGGCGTCGATTGGTTGTGTGTTTTCTTCAGTCATAAATTCTTCTCCAAGACGATGCCCCACGAGTAGTCATCGAAGTCGGCCTCGGTCCACACTTCGTCGCGGATGTTGCCGGTCTTGAGCACGCGCTTCTTGAAAGTCTTCAGCGAGTAGTCGGCTTCCTTGTGGGCTTCGTTGATTGGCTGACCCGTGGCCGCGCAGTGGGCCAAGAACCGTTGCTGGTCGGGGGCCAGAATAAGGAGCCGACCGCCCGGCTTGAGCACGCGGAGCCACTCTTTAACCACTGCGACTTGCTCAGTGTAGGTAAAGTCCTCGATCAGGTGCGAAGAGTAGACCCAGTCGAGGGTGTTATTCTTGAAAGGCAGACGGCGGGCGTCACCGCCTAAGTGCTGTGGTGCCGACCCGACCGAGGTGTAAGGCTGCGGCATGTCGAAGCAGATGGCATGGGGGACAAGCGGGTCGCCGCCGTAACCGAGGTCGATGCCATAGCCTTGGGTATGTGGCAGGAACCAAGCACGATACTTACTGGTCTCACTCATATCGTTAATTGTGCTCATAGAATACTCTTCAAAATCTCGACCCGTTGCTCGTCGGAAAGCGCGGGGAGATGGAGGACCATGTCGCCCTGCTGCCAATCGGCCTCGCTTGCGCCTGGATACTCGTAAGCTCCCGGCCAATAGGAATTCATCGTGCGCTGGGAGTGGCACTCCAGCAGCCGATCGTAGGGCGGGTGCATGGTTAGCCAACGGATCGCTGTCTGCTCGGGGTTGATTAGGTTGGCGACCAACTGCCGGCCGTAACCGGAAAGGGCAAAGAAGAACTGGCGGGTGAGAAGGGTGTTGGCAATGAACATGATCCCCGCGTTGGGGCCGTGGACATCACAAGTCAGCGCCACGCCCGTGGTCTTGGGGGGCTTCTTGTCCGGATTGGTCACCGCGGCATCGGCATCGAGCCAACAGACCAAGCGGTGACCGCGCTCCAAGTATTCACGGATCATGGCGACCTTGGCCCAAAGACATCCTTCCTGCGGCACGGTGCGTGCTTCATGGTGCATGGACCATGTCTCGGCGAATTTCGAATGGGTCGGCACGGTCAGGGCTGCGACCTCGGCCATGTTCTCCGAGTAACAAGTGATGACGGCGGGGATCATTTCACCCAACCCTCCGGTATCTCCACATCCCATCCACGCCCCTCCATCGGGTTGCCGTAGATGCGAATGTCCGGTGAGAAGTAGTGTCTAGGCTCTCCGCCGTGCAGCCGGACGATCCAGACCGAGTTGGTGCTAAGTCCGTAGTCCATTGTGGCTAAAGCCTCGCCTTCGCCGTGTGGCGTATGGACAAGCAATGAAGGTTCCCACTTGATGACCATATCAATCCCAATACTTCTGTGATCCGGTCAGCTTCCCGCTCATCATGCGTTCGAGGACAGCCTCGGCATCCCACGCATAGACCCCACCCGCGTAGCATGTCTGCACCCCGAAGAGATCGCTGAACCGCTCACGGTCCAAGCCTGCCCCGTTGATCGCTGCATCCAACTCGGTCCACGGAACATGGTCCATCGGTTCACGCTTCACGTTGCAGCCGATCTGGTGGAGTCGGGGGTATTCGGTTGCGGTCGTCATTGAAGAAAACCCCACGCCCACTTGAGCCCAGCCACGCCCAGAACCAGCGAACCGAGAGCAAACGTGATCGAGAGGATGAAGAAACCAATCACGAAAAACGACCCGAACGCGATCATCGCCGCGTCTTCGACTTGTTCAATGGTCACCATAAATCTTTACAGGCCCAATATCCCGCGGTGGATTTGTCCTTCTTGGCCGCGCAGTTGTGGCGGCTGCGGAAGTTGGCCCGACGTTTCGGGTTCTTGTGCTTGGTGAAGTCCGACATCGAGGAGTCCCCGAAGTGGACGACCTTCGCGGTGCCAGCTTTTTTACCCGGCACGAAGACCGACTTCTTCTTCGCGGCCGGAGTGATGCCCGCCATCTTGCGCGGCTTATACAGCGTGACCTTCTTGCCTTTGTAGGTAGCCATTAGCGGCGTCCTTTCTTGGCGAAACCTCCGCGCTTAGACTTCATCTTTGCGTAGGTCTTGGGGTCGACGGTGGACTTGGACTTCGGACGGGACGTGCCCGCCTTCCGACGTTTGTTGATGTTTTCGTATAGGCTCATAGGAAATACCGGAAGAAGATGACCGTGGCGAAAGCGGCCCAGGCGATCAGCAGAACCAGCGTGATGTCGCGGGGCTCCATCATGCCAATAGCTCCTTGGTCTCTTGATCGTGGCGGTCGATGACCGACTGCACCATCGACTTGGCATCGCCGTAGTTGAAGAGGTCGATCAGACCGACAGCGACCCGGAGGTTGTCGACGATCGAGAGTTCGCGGTCGTAGCTTTCGACGAAGCGGTTCTTCCACGCCTGTGCGCCTTCGCTTTCCTCTTTAGTCAGCTTTCTTCTTGTTCGCTTTTTTAACATAGATCTTCTTCTGCATGGGTTGTCCGAAGATGGCGGAGAGCGCCTTCTCGGCATCAGCCAAGACGGCTTGTAGTGCCGCCTCTTTGGCTGCTTCCTCGTCGTTGTCGCCAGAGATCTCCTCCGCCCGATCGGCCATATCGAAAGCGCCGGCCTCATAGGCAGCGTTCCAAGTCAGGTCGAAGAAGCGGCGAAGCGACTCCGGCGTAAGGCAGGGGTCGGTGCACAACCGAGGATTCTGTTGGAGAAAAATCCCCCAGAGCTTTTCTTTATTCATCGGGACTTCCTCCGGCTGTTGAGCTTGTGTTCGATCTCATCGACCAAGTGCTGCACCAGGTAGCAGCATGTCTCCTCGGCTTTGCGGATGTCCTCGCGGACATGGTCACGCAGGAAGCTCATGGCGACATGGACGCACTCGTGGGTCAGGGTCTTGCTGTTCCCTTTCTTCCGCGACTCGGGCCATGACTTGAGCCAGATGTAGGCCCGGTTGGCGTTGGAGAGCGCCCAGCCCGCATCGGATTCGTCATCGTCCCCGTCGGTGGATAAGGTGTCGGTGAACTTGGTCGCCGAGCGCCAAGCCGCGAGCGCATCGCCCCCAACTTTGACCCTGACCTTCAGGCCGAAGGTGCGCTCGGTTGCCGTCACTTGCATGGAATCAATGTATGGCGTTATTACTAACTCGCAACTGCGGCTCATCGGATGGTCTTCCCGAAGGAGGGATTGCGGGTCACGATTGCCTTCATGTGCTTACGCAGCACGGCGTTGAGTTCGGCGTAGATCTCGGGATCGAGACGACTGAACTTGTGGTGACGGGTCTGGTTGGCCCAGTCCATAATATACTGCTTACAAGCAGCCTTATTGACGAAGTTAGAGACGCGAGTCCGGATGGTCCCTTCGAGTTCGATCCGATCGTTTGTTGGTGTAGTAGGTAGATTCATGGTTTCGGGTTCCTTTCGGTTAGAAGCTATACGGGTTGTTATTGATCGACGGCAAGGTCGGGGGCGCGGGAAGCCGCTTGCCCGGTAGGGGCTGCACCCAGACAAGGCTGTGGATCTTGCTGTCGGCTCTGACTTGGTGGACCAGAGGCACAAGCTGCTCGGCCGGCGGGTCAGCCAGTGGCAGGAAGGCCGCAGCGACAATGACGGGGGTTGCCCCGATGAGCCACCGCCAGAGGCGGGCCAAGCGGGTTGCGGGTCTCTCCTGCGGTTCGGCCAAAGCCAAGGCCAGATAGGGGTAAGCCTCGGCAGGGAGGCAGGAGTTGATGGGGTCGTAATCTCTGTAGTTCATGGTTTTAGGTTCCTTTCTTGGGTTGTTAGTGGTGACGAGACGGGGCCGGAATCGCATACCGTCCTTTGTGACTTCGACTCGCGTCATGGTCCGCGTCTCGGGTTTGCTCATGTTGGTCTGACAGTATGGCGTTATTACTCGTTCAAATGACTTTGGGATCACATCACGATGAGGTGATCTTTGGCCCAGTCCTTGTTGAGACCGCCGCGCTCGATCAACGCTTTCTTCAAAGTGGCTGGGGTCAAACGCTTGGCGGTTTTCTTCTTGGCTGCTTTCTTCACGGGTTTCTTTTTCATTGGTTTTGGGTTCTTTCTACTTGGTTCATGGTTCATGGTTCAACGCTTCAGTGCGTCATAGTGTATGGTGTTATTACTTTGTCGAGCAAAGAACGGAAGGCGACGGCAGCGCACTGGGGCACAACGCCGTTTCCTGCCAGACGTAACTCGTCCCAGCGCGAATCGCAGGACACGCACAACTCGGCATAAGCCAGCCGATCGGCAGTCCCATCAAGGCTTCGCAGAATCTCGGATTCAGCTTGGCCTTCACCAGATAGCCACCCTCGGCCTGACTCACATCCTGCCTGAGTGACTTCTGCTTTCTGCCGACCGCCATCCCAGCTTTGCCGTCCCCCGCGTTCGGTGTTGCCCAGCAAGACTCGGGGTGGTTCCCAGTCATGCTGCTCTTCGCCCGGGCGGGCGGGCCAAGGATGCCCCCCTCCCGATAGGCTTGGACTGCCACATCCAAGGTGTCCATCGAGAGCTTCCCGTTCCGTATGCGGCCCCCTTGGTAGCCACCCTTCGAGTCCCGCGCCGAGGCGGTGGGCCAGGATAAACACTCGCTTGCGTTGGTGTGGCGCTCCCGCATCGACTGACGCCGAGAATAATCCCGCCTCTGCTCGGTAACCCACGCGCTCCAATTCTCGGAGGACATGGAGCAGAACCGGAGTGCCGGCGGGATCGCTCCACCCGTCGCCCTGGAGTTTGGCCGAGACGATCCCTTCGACGTTCTCCAAGAAAACAACGGAAGGTCCGGATCGCCGGATCCCGTCGAGTATGTAAGGGAACAAGTGTCTTGGATCGGTGTCGGCAGCGCGGACTCCGGCTGCTGAAAACGGCTGACAGGGGAAGCCGCCCGATAGTATCGAGACACCGGAGAACTCTTCCCAAGGGAAAGTCCGGAGATCAGGCCAGATCGGAGCCGCATCAAGTTGCCCGCCTTCCATGCGCGAGAGAAGTAACTCGCACGCGAAGGCTTCGATTTCGCTGTAAGCAACCGTTCGCAGGCGGTCGCCAATGACTTGTCGGATTCCGAGGTCGAGACCGCCGTATCCGGTGCATAGACTAATGTGTGTGATGGTAGGATCCACATGATTCATTTGGTTTATGACGTTATTACTCTACACCGACATAGACTTGTCGGGTGTAGAACGTGTTGTTGCTATGGAGTTCGCGGTCGTCGATCTTGCCGAGGGCTTCGATGTCCTTGGCCAAGGCATCGGCGGTCGCCGCGTCCTTCTTGTCCTCGATGCAGCGATCCCACCGCCCGGCGACCGGATCGTAGTTGGGGTTGTCCCGCTTGTGCGTGAGGATGTGGACGCAATACGCCTCCTCCTTGCAGCCCCAAGCCTCGGGGTCGAGCGGGTGGATGGTGACGAAGCGGATGCTGATCGGATGACGTTGCACCGCTTCAAGGATTTTGGTTCGTAGGTTCATGTTACTTGGTTCCTTTCTGGTTGGTCGTTAGTCGCCGAGCCAATTGTGCTCGAATTCCTCGGCGGGAACCCAAGCGGGCGCGTCCAAGGTGTAGGTGTAGCCTTGGAACTCGGTGACATACGCGCCTCCGGCGTCTTGCACCGCCTCGAATAGTTCAAGGTCGTTGCCCGGACGTATGTCAGCTTCGATTTCTGCGACGGCAAACTTGGTGTTGCCGTGATCTTTTAGGTGAATGAGGTGTTTTTTCATTTGGTTCCTTTCTTAGTTGGTTGCTTTGTTGATGGCGGCGAGTGCTTGCTGCACTTCGACGCACTCCCCCCACTCAATCGTTGAGTGAGGATGTGCTTCGGCGAATATCCGCTTGTGGTCTTCGAGCAGATCTTGAAGGGCTTTCACTGGATCCGCTTTCGGGATGTATCCCGTAATGGTGCGGAAGTTCCCCCCTGAGATCTTCCCTGCCACTAACTGCGACCATTCGCCGTTGTCTTCGTAATAGACAGTGATGCTGGCGTCCCCGTTGATATCGTTGGAGGGGCCATATACCTCCAACACAACCGAATGACCGCCGTGGTTATCCGAAGGTTTCGGAAGTTCGATAGATGCCTCGAACCGAACGAGGTCTTCTTCTGATGTTTCTAATTGTTCAAACGGATTCTTATTCATGTTACTTGGTTCCTTTCTTGGTTGTTGGTTAGCAGTAAGAGTCTTCGATCCACTGGCAATAGCTGCGGACCGAAGCAGGGTTGTAGTCGGCCGGTGACTGGCCGAAGTGGTCGAGGGCTTCGACGACATGGGCTCTACCGAAGAGCACCAGGAGTTCGGTGAACTCGCCGTCGAGCCTCGTGTATCGCCGTCCGTTGAGGACGAAGGGGTCGATGAGGTCGATCATTGGAGTGCGGCAGCGAACTCCTCGTCGTTGCCCAAAGCGTGAGCGAGGGCAGCAGAAGTCTCCTCGATCGACTTGAGTTCATCGTCGGAGCGTTCGCCGCTATCGACGACCTCAACCTTACTTCCATCAACGTCGCCAGACAGATTTTCACCGGCACTCCACAGGCAAACATAAGCTGGGAGATCTATGTTGCAGTTTTCGTTTATCGGAAGAACCGGAGTGTAGACCGCAGCGGCTCCGATCCGCTTGGCTTGCTCTTCGGATTCCGCCACAACATCGAAAGCGATGAAGGCGGGGACGTTGACTCGGTAGTATTGTTTCATTGGTATGTTTCCTTTCGTTTAGTTGAGTTCGCGGATGAGCCGCATCCGCTCGGCGAGCAGCCACTTGCCGCCTTGATTGGCGGGGCGGGCATACTCGGTGAAGTTGTCGATCTCGACCTCGCACCAGACCCGTGTCTCGCCGCTGGCAAGTTCAAGGTTGAGGTGCGGGGCTTCGGGTTGGACGGCGCAATGCCAGCCCGGCCGGAAGGCGAATCCTTTCCGGCGATGGGCCTCGGCTTGCAGCCATTCGCCATGCGGGATGCGCTGGCGTGCGTTGATGAAGAGCGGGCCAAGCGACCCGTCCCTGCGCTTGCGGAGCAGTTTGTATGCTTTCATGTGCGTGGTTATTACTTGGTCGCCTTGTCGATTGCGTCCATCGCAACCGCGACCGCGCTGCACTGCGCGGGGCTGGCGTCTTCCGAGGTATCGAGTGTGGCGATGTAGCGCAACGCTTCCAGCATTGCCGGAGCGGCAGCGATCAGTTGTGCGTTGGCATTTATCATTCCGGCGTTATCGTCGTCAGGAGGGGCGCAACGCGGGTCGCAAATGTCGTGAAATTCTCCATCTGCCCACGGGCCTCCAACGATAAATCCATCTACTTCTTTCCAAGGTCCGGGTGTGTGTTTTGCTTTCATGTTGGTTCCTTTCGTTATGGGTTTATTACTGACGGGCCAGCTTGAGGGCTTCCTTGAGACGATCGACGCGGGCGTCGAGCATATCCTGTGACGGGAAACAATCCTCATTGGTGGCATCCTGCTTGCACCACGCGAGGGCTTCACGCAGCACGTTGCAGAGTTTCTTGTGACGCTTCGTCACCTCCGCGATTGCTGGGAGGATGTCCTCTTCGAGGATCTCCGTAGCTTCTTTCATCGGTTCGGGGTGCTCGTCGTCTGGCTCGGCATCAATGAAGTAATCGGCTGCTTCGGCCATGATCTTGAGTTCTTCCAGTATTGGTGTTGCTCTCATGGTTATTCTTCCTCCTCTTCGTCTTCCTCGTCGCACGGGTAGACGAAGATTTTGAACAGACCTCCGGCTCCAGCATGGATGTCGAAGTCGTAGTCGTTGTGGCAATAGTCGGTGACGAGGATCTCGTCATCGGGTTGGTGCTCCTTGAGAGCGTCGATCAGTTCTTGGACTTTCATTGGTTTATTCTCCTTTGCTTGTTTCGATTTCGTATTCATCGCAATACCCGAAGGCTCCGATGCAGTTCTCTTTGAGGATGTCGTGCAGCCGTTTGTTCACGGCGGCGACAAGTTCGGAGACAGTCAACTGCTCGAACTCCTTCTCGGTGTCGATGGTTGCGGCCAGATCAAACATGATGTTTCTCATTGGTTTCCTTTCTATGAACAGACGATGGCTGTTCCGTTTTTGATTTCGTAAGTGCGGCTACCAAAGAATTCGATGATAGTC